TTGATTTACAATAGGTTTACAATATAAAGTACATTCACTTGTCAACTATTTGTCAACACGTTGCCCCTAATGAAGTCAAAAACCCATTTTTTTTGTTTATTTAGATGAATAATGAAGTTAACAAGACGCAACCCACTGCTAAACCATACATTTCCCCGCGCCAAAATATCGCCAACTGGAAGGCTGCGCAACTTGCGGCCGGTTTGCGCCTGATTCACCACGATAAAAGCATAGATACTGCTCAAAGGGATATTAAAGACGTCATGCTAGCCAATTACTTCATGTTGAACGAATCACAGAGGTATTACAGGGATCAAGTAGAAGACCTTCGCGGAATGGGCTGCTATGTATCGCTATACATGCTCATAGACTATTCAGTAGGCAAACGCACAACTATTCAGTATCACGTTATGCATTACCTTTCCAATTACTGGAAGATAGACTTTGTTGATATGTTACTACTAGGCCGCAAACTCAGGGCTGAGGGATGGAAGGCTAAAGTAAATTGGCGTAAGCCTGTTGGTATGCGCAAGGTATCAGGTACAGGTAAGAATATTATCGTTGCGCGAGCGGTTTAGCATATTTTAGGTACAATATATAGTTTTGTCCCTGACAATCAACTAACTAACAAATACTTTCATTAGGCTGGAAACCCTTAATACATAAGGCTTTCAGAAAAGATGTGCCTACAATTCACTGAATATAAAGCAATTATATATCTACTATAAACTTGACAAGTATGTAGTAATGACCGTATACTTGCAGCCTGATTCATAAATGAGTATCAGGTGGGAGTCGGAACCCATTGGAGAAGCGGACAAGTGCATAAATAAATACTTGTCGATTCGTGAAGAACCCAAGCCGATACCGAAAGGATGCAAATAGCACTGAGGTTTTCAAAGGTAAAATTGTTATAGGTTCAAAGTCCTGATAATAGCTTGATGACATGCCTGCTTTATGCAGGTATGTAAAACACTAATAAATTAAATCCTATGAAATTCTACAACATTACAGTTACTGCCAAACTCATTGAAGATGGCGCAGAACAAAAAAATCAATCAGGTAAAGGTCAAACAATGTACTGCAACGTATTCAGGGTGACAGTACAACACGAAGGAAAGAAAACATCATTCAAATATCATGGCAGCCATAACGACTGGCAGCAAGGAAAAACTGAATTGGATGATGATAACCTAAAATTTGCCTTGTATTGCTTTGAGTCGGATGCAAGAATGGGTAAAGAGTCATTTGAAAGTTTTTGCAGCGAATTGGGTTACGATTCAGACAGCCGGACAGCCGAAAAAATACATAAAGAATGTATTAAACAGGCTGCAAGGTTTGAGAAGTTAAACATTCCACAGGAAACCATTGAAAAGATATGGGAGGAATGCCAGTAAGCAAAAAAATGTGATGACAACAGGCGCAAGTCTGTTGTAAACTACTAACAAATTATTTCCTATGAAAAAAGAACGATTAACAATCTATGACATTGCGAGATTAACAGAATCAACTTCACCGCATTTCTTTACTCGCAAAACGCTGAAATTCTTTCACCAAACTATGGGAAAATTCAGCATGAAGAAACAGAAAGACGGACGCATTTACATTTCCCAACCAATGACAGACCACAACGGGCGCAAAGTTGGATTAACTGAACGTTATTTCAATCCTGTTACTAATGAATTGGAAAGGGTTGAGAAATGAATAAGCAACAAGCAAAACAAGTCTGCGCCAGTTGGCACAGGCACGAAGATTCAGCATTACACCAGTACGGCAAAACTGGTGAATTTGAAATTATCAATTTACTAAAATACTTTCAGGAGATTGAATACGCATCTCAGCCAGAGTACCACCAAGTTAACCCTAACCTACTCAGTAGTGAAGCTAAGGCAGAATTGAAAGCATTGAAAAAGTACTTTCTAAAGGTAGCGCAGGGTTATGGGTTTGCCATTTCATTTAGAAAGCATGAAGTGTACGGTTATCTCATTCCCTTCATTGCTAAACACCCCGAAGGGTTTGATTCCTCAGAGGTGGAACAGTTACGCTATGCAGTTTGATGATTGTTGCGGGAGCGTTTTTCCCGCAACAATAAAACACTAATAAATATTTACTATGAAAGAAACAACGATTGACCTAACCATGAGTTGGGTACAGGCATTACAAGTATGCCTCATGTTAATCACCAGCACAAACGCTACGGCGCGCAAGACCGCAACCAGCCAGTTAATAACAATGGCTGAACTGGCTGATAGCTATGTGAATTTAATTACTAACCCTATTCAACACCCCGAAGTTGAACTAAATTAAATTACTAATAAAACTTGCTATGAAATTCATACATGCATCAATGGAATTCCATTTCATTAAAAGTAAGAAAGGAAACGCCCAATATTACGTGGTTAAATATAGTTGGGACAAAGACGAGAATCATTATCGCATCCGGATAGTTGGCCCAATGGTTAAATGGCCCAGCTGGACAACAAATGGACAGCCTAACAAAACCAATGCGGGACGACTTGTTTTAAAATCATTGAAAGAATAAATACTGTTAGTGTTTAGCGGTCACAAGTCCGCTTATTATAAATTGTGAGTCCCAGGAGGTAAATACTCCTGGCTAAACAAACTAAATACTAATAGCAATGCACAAATTATTTATCATGTCCGGCTTCAATGCGGTCAGCGTATACGAGCGTGACGGTATTGCCGGGGTAGACATTGGCCAGCCCGATGACATGACGCTTCACGCATACGTATTTAATACAAAGCCCGACCTTGATGAGGCATTACGTTTACTATCAGATGCAGTTATTCCTGAGGCGTTCGCAATTATCACAGAAGACGAATACAATTTATTAAACAATCAAAACCCAAATTCCAATGACTCAAAATGAAGCATGCGCAATCCTTGCGCGACTGGCAAGGGCAGCCTTCCCTCACTGCACAGTGAACAATAACGGGAGATATGTAACAATCACAACTAAAGACCAATTTACAGACGAAGAATATGAAAATTTAGATTCTCTTGTTGATGCCGATGAGTTAGGTGAGGCAGAAGTAATGGAAACAGATTCCCCGCGACAAAATACGTATCGGGTCGGCTATGATTTACCGTAAATGTGATGACTGGCAGAGATGCCAGTAAACTACTAATAATAATATCTTATGAAAGAAAATTTATCACTGGAAAGATTCAACTACAGATTTTTCCTATTCAACAAACTGGCTGATGTGTGCTACACCCCAAAAACGGAGTATGACAACTTATTTGAAAAGCGCGTTGCATTGTTCGATGAGTTTAACGCAATCCCAGGCGATTCAACAAAGAATGAGTATGAGTTGATGGAGGCATTTCTAAATTCAAAAGTTGATTCAAAGATGACGCCCAATGATGTGATTAAAATTTGTGACGTGTATCACAGGCGTATTTCGGAAAACACAATCAAGCACATTGAGTCTACAATGGAGACAACTTACAGAGATACGGTATTAACCGAACACCTGTATTCTGTAGATGAACTGCTAGTGGACGCTGAAGACGGCCCAAAAGAATTAATAGAAGAATTGAACTGGCTGCATGAATTGTGTGCAAGCGCAGATGCGGCATACCTGCGAATCATTTACATTGAAGGTTAACTGATGAGTCTTCGGTAGACGAAACCCCGCAATGGGGTATTAACCAATTAAATAAAAATGTTATGGCAAAGACCAATGATGAAATTAAAATCCCCATTGCAGGAGGCAAGCAATTTTTAATTTTCCCTTCCGTAAAACAGAATCCAAAGGGAGTAGACTACGTGAGATTCGAAGATGAAAACGGTAATGAATTATTGTATTACGATCAACAGGAATGGGCAGATGAGCCGGAACTGGTGATGGGCGCAATAATGGCTTGCATTCAAAGCGGAGTTTAAATCATGACCGAACACATTGAATTCGATGCTGCCAAAGTGAAGCGCCTGCGTAAGGAATACGACAAGGCTGCGCGTAACGGGGACAAGTCATTCACCTTTGAGGGGAATGACTACATGACCGATTACGCAAAGTACATGCTGCAATATTTAGAGGAAAAATTTTACATCTCAAAACATAAGCTGAACTAATCCAGGGTAGGCAGTCCAGGGTTACCCACCCGATACAAAATAGTACAATCCTATTTGGTTGGTTTATAATTTAATTTATATTTGCACACAAACCCGTTTATATGCAAGACCAAACAAAGACCCGCAGAAGGAATACGCGCAAAAGTTTCAACTTAGATGACCTGCGAAGTATATCCTCCTTTGCCAGGAACAATGGCGTTACGCCGTCTTACATTCACCAATTAATTATTGCCGAAAGACTCAGGGTTGTCAAGATTGAGAATGTCATGTTTATAGACATCTCTGAATTCCCGGCATTACCACAGAAGAAGACCTAATTTTTTTTACTTAATTTACTTGATACTTATTAATAAACCATAATTAACTATGAATAAAAAAATCCACAAATTGCTGTCAGCCGTTGTAAAGGGAAAATTTATCTGTTTCCCTTCCCCTGAGCCATTTACCATCAATGATAAAGACGTACAGAGTTTGCAAATAGGCAACGGGCATATTTTCTATAAGGTATACCGCGCGGACGGAAATGTGATTGTCCGCTATACCTCTGATCCCATTTCAATTCATCCTTATAAGCAGATGGTAGTCCTGTTATAAAGCAAAGTTGTACTAATATGATTAACTTTGATAATTAAATATAAACTATTACTTTTGCCTTCATGGGCATTGATCTTACTGGAATAAACACCTACGGACTGAGTTGCATCCAGCGCGAATCATGGCTGGATATTGAAATGCCAAACGTCCTGATAACAATAACCAAGCGTCCTGGCTACTGTGATCGGGGACACTACGGAGTCCTAGTTGAAACTATGCGCGGGAAAGAACCCATCATGACCATAGATGGTGCTGATGGATTCCCGCGCTATTTTTTTTCACTGCAACGTCTGTTTGATGAATTACATGACTGGATCGAATTTAATAAATCAAATGTTTATAAACCTTAAATGATGGGAGAATTAAAATTAAAGCGTTATCCACGACTTACCGTGCAGCGCAAAAGCAGAGAAGATACATATTCATCTATGGATGAGTTGACACCAGTATTGAACTCTATTCAGTACACCGATAAATACAAGACAAAGCATCACCGCTATTTGGCATTCTTAAAAGAGTTGCAGGAGAAAACAAAAACACCAACTGTGCCGGGAGTATTGATACTTGCTGAGTTAAAAAGTAAGCATCGTGTTTCTCCCTTGGCTACAAAGATTCTTATTGAACGGCACATGCTAACTGAAATGTCGCACGGTTCAACCAAACGACAGTACTACTGGAACACTATTGATCCTAATATGAAGATGGTTGAAAAGCTGTTGGAAGATATTACGCATCATGAAAACCAGAAAAAAGAAAAGCAGTTGGTGGTTATTGATCCTATTGCGCCTATTGGATTCAATATGAATGAGTTTTTGGAAACACTTAAATATCATTTACCGGAACCAGAAAAAATTGACTACACTAAAATTGAAGATATTGTAAAACAAACCGTGAGTGTTGTTTCCAGTAGACCCAATCTACTACCTGTACCAGAGATTGACTACAGTAAGATCGAAGCTATACTTAAAGCAATGGTTCCTCAAATTGTTGTAGCTGTAAATCACGCATTACACACCTATTTACAACGAACTTATCCTCTATGGCAGAAGATGCCATATCGCTACTCCCTGCGCCTGTAGCCCCAGGAGTGGTTACGGTGGAGGTTGAGAAGGTTATTGAGCAGCATCATTACATTGATAAAGAGAATAAGTCAATTTTCAATAAGTTATTTAAACACTAAACCAAAATTTATGAAGCTAAAAAAATATCTCCGCAAAACCTATGAAAGCTCTCGCCGATCAGCAGTAATGCCAATGCTTTCATTATCTGGATCACAAATATCATTTAATCAATTAGCGTGTGAACTATTTAATATCAAAGAAGGCGATCCTGTTCTATTACACGAAATTGAAGATGAGGCAGCCCCCAATAACTGGGTAATAGAATTAACAAAAGACGAACAGTCTTTCGCTATTAATAAAAAAAGCAGCCAATTACAGAAATCACTGAGTATAAATTGTAAAGAATTCTGTATTGAACATCAGAGAGGTCACTATGTAATTGAAAAAATTCTAAACGATGGGGTTGATCTTCTAAAGCCATCGCTACAAAAAGAAACTAGGCCATTTACGCGCAACAAAAAAGCACCCGAAGCATGAAATTAAAAAAAGTAATCAAGAAAAGTGGTACCCAAAATAATCAAGCTCCTTATATACGTGTTGGGCCAAATGTACTGAACGTCTCTCGATTTGCAGCAAAGCATGTCGGTATCACCGATAAAGCTGGTCTGGAAATTAATATGAATGAAGACACTTATCAATTTGTTATTTGCTTTTCTGACCCTGCTATAGAGGATAAGTACACAATTCCATTACGCCTAGCAGATGCCACCGATCCGAAATTCCCAGCATACCAGTGTTCTATTCCAAAAAAGTTACGCCAAGACGGACTTGAAGTCGGAAAATACTATTTAGGCGAAGGAGTTGTCCAGGAAGAAAAGCTGTGGTTCAAATTAATTAAAGCCAAGTAGTGATTTTACCAAAAAAAAAGGGAGCTGAATAAGCTCCCTTTTTTTTGTCCGGTTGTTACTACTTTCGGATTACTTTAATAAGTCCCTCCTGGAAGGAGAAGTTGAACATCTCCGGGTTGTAGGTAATGGTAACGCCAGAGTCATCCACGTCAACTTTTACTTTGGTAGACATTGGATGTGCAACAGGCGTAGAATTCATAATGGCATTGCGCACTTTAGCGTCCAGCTCTCTCGGTACGGATGTAGGCACAGCTTTATATCCATGATATTTTAGCACATGATATTTAGATGCAATAGATGCTTCATTGCGGCCCAGTTTTTTACTCAGCATCTTCAAGTCCTTTTTCCGTGAGGTGGTATCTCTCAAAGTTTCTAATATTTCCACCTCCTCTTGATGCGTATACGGTACTTGAATATTTTTTTTTCTTACAATCGTCCGCTTACTGGGAACCTTCGCCAGTTTCTTTTTCTCCTTTTTCTTTTTTGCCAGGTGCCTCATGTTGTGCGCCTTTGAAAATACGGTCTCTGGTTTACGAGCATAATTACGCGCGTGAATCTGAATGGCAGCATTGGTGTCATCTGGATTGTTTTCTAATACTCGCTTGAGATCAGCTAGTTCTTCCTGAGTCCAGGCTTTACGTATAGTCTCACCAGGAGCTTCCGCTTCATCTACGTGCGTGTAGGTTAATTCATTTTCTTGTTGATTCATAATATTGGTTTTTAAAATTATTAATTAGACTGAATAGCTATTTTTCTATAGATGCTTTTTGTACTAACACATTTTGTACATATCATGCGTAAGTGGTTTTCAAAGTTTGCCTTTGCAACGAAATTATCATAGTCAACATTATCAAATACAACCCTGGCTCCGCAGTCATCGCAGTAATGCATGCGCATGTCACCTGGATACAGCGAGAGATCAATCCTGCGTGGTATGTCGCGCATGCGTGAAACCACCATGATATTATACCGCTTGGCCTTGTATTCAAATGGCTTTATTCTGATGTGCTCCCAAGGCCGCATAAAGCCAATGTGAATCCAGAAAACGATAATAAAAAGATTGACTCCGATCAGCAATAAATCAAATGTACTACCACTGAGGTAATATGCCTGAGCGTTGGTTAAAACATTTCCAATAACAAAAATGAAATAACAATATTCTAATATGACCCTAATGACATTCATTTTTTTCTGCACCTGTAGCTGATACCATCTTTCATTCCTGGCCAGATACAGGCGCAATAGCGCTCCAATGGCAACTACACCGACAACAATCATTTGTGAAATCACAACTGACAATTCGAATTGATTCATCTTGTGGGGAAGAATGTATTATTTTGTACTGTGCAATAATACAAACTAATTATTAATTACAATACATGAAAGATATATCTAAAAAAACAAAGCGTCCTGATGAGGGACGCCTTGAAACACTAATAAGCCGATCTATGAAGAATGACTGGCGGGTGCAAATGTAAGATTTTTAATATGCAAACTTCCATTCCCCATGTGTGAAACGGTAAACACTTTCGCCTTTAAAGCCAAAGTCTCCATGCACTGCAGGGGTATGGCCTCCTATGCTGAAGATTTCACTATCAGAAATTTCGCCCATCTTTAAAAGTTTTTCATATGCTACTTTTCTCAATACAAATTCTATGATATGTGCATCTTGAAAGTCAATTTCTAATGGAATTTGCTCAACCCCTAAAATTTTTAAGCGTTCTTGAATATTAACTTCTCCGTTGAGAACACGCCATAATTCTTCTTTATTTTCCATTTATCTTCTGCTTTTTGCTCCTGACGGAAAGGTTATGATATTAAACATTTCGCGCATGCGATCTGTACAGCGGCTACCGTAACGATCTATAATTTCCTTTACCGTTAAGTTTGTGGTGATGTGCGTGTACCGGTAATCCATTTTTGAATCATAGCGATTTAGAATAATTTCAGCCATCATGTTCTTTTTATTTCCGTAATGCATGACCATTGGCGCTTCCGTGCCAAGGTCATCAAAGCAATAACCGCTGTATTCCTGGCCAAAGGCGTGCGGGATTGCATTCTTTCGGTTGGTGTAGTACTTTTCCACCTCCGAATCCCCATCCCCGGTAAAAGCGTCTGTAATGGCTCGGCAGGACACAAGGCCAAAAGATTGAACCTGGTTTAATCCAAACATCTTGAGAAGTTCTGTTTTGCCGGTTCCAACATCACCGTATAGTAAAATTCCTTTGCTCAGAGAATATCCTTCTTGCTCAAAACTTTTATTTTGGGTGAAATAATTGAGCAGCAGATTAAAAATTGCAATGTTGTCCTGGTCAACAACGAAGGGTCTGTGGTTGCGCTCAAAGAATCTTTGGCGCACTACCACCTCAAGCTCAGGGCCTGTATACGTTGGGTAAACACGCTCAGCGTTAAACCGTTCCCAATATTTGGCGCTTTGTTGCTGAGAATATTTTTTGAACCTGGCCTTGCTCAGTGCCTCCTGTGTGGCTTGGCGAATTTCAGCATCGGTAAGTTCAACGCCTTCAAAGTTTTCCGAACTCTCGTCCTGGCTCAATGACTGTGGCGCTTGCGACTTGATTTGATCCAAACTTGATTTGATTTGTTCCATTTTTTCTAAGTTTAATCCACTGATTCACTGTTCTGTAGACTGATTTGTATTTTTTTAATAAATCTTTTTTGTTTTCCATTGCCTCAAGAATTTCTTCAACCAGCGCAAGAGAATTCTGTTGAGTTAATTTTGTTGCTTCGGCAAAAGTCAACTGCGTGTCCAGCTTGCTCACCTGTGGCAAATTTCCCTTGATCCAATTTTGAAGGGGGTGCACAGTATCCTTACCCATACCCTTATCCTTTTCCTCTTCCTTACCCTCTTCCTTATCCTTATCCTTTGGAGCTTTCAAGCTCCTTTGAAGCTCCTTCGGAGCCCCTCTTACTTTTAAGTTCGAATCAATTAAATTTAACTCCAAAAGGCATTTAATAACTTTCGTGTGTGCCGGGTTCTTTTTTTGGAGTCCCTGCGGGTACTGCCACTGAATGAAGTCCGGGAAGAACCATTTGCCATTTGGCAGCGGCACAAATTTTCCACTGAAGTTTTCTTCCGCGCTTTTGCGATCAACCTTGTGATCTATGTAAATGCCTGATATTTCGAACTCTGGGCTCCAAATGCCGGCATTATCACAATCCGTAATGATGAAATGATAGAGGGCCTTGTAAGCCCCTTTGAGCCCCCTCACAAATGGGTTTTTATAGAACCCTGTATCAATAAATCTTAGCGGCATTTTGCTTTACAATTACGTTTGTACTCCAGACAGCAGCCGGTCTCATGTGTGCATTGAAATGTCTCACCGGAGCATACCCAATTCTCTTGATCAGCCCGGAGCGATAAGCCCTGGTGATTACAGCACCCCAGGCCCTGGGATCAGGTGGCTCCGGCAGCACACCCTGGGCCGCAACACGCACATCCTCTGTCATGAATTCAGCGTGGTCTCGCATGAACTTGTTTAAAAAGATGAACGCTGCATTACTCCAGTTATCATGAACCTGGTCAGCGTGATCTACGGCACGCTTGATCCCGCTGTCGCGTCTTTTTTTAGCGTCAGCAAAAATGTCAAGTTGCTTTATTTTAATATCTGGTCTCACTTTTTTTTCTTTAATAAACCCCGATGGCAACTACACCACCGGGTATTTTAACCTACTCACTCCTTGTTTAAATATTTTCTGCAATAGATAAAACCGATTCATCCTCTGCCCACATCTTGAGCATCTTTATCAATTTTTCCTCTGTCCAGCGGTGGCCTTTATATTGTCTCATAATCAATAATCACTATATCTACTCCTGGTACTGGTGCTATTTCAAATCTGAACACAGTTCTTTGCACAAATCGTGTAGAGTCCTCGGCAATGACTCCTGCGTGGCGAAGAGCATCAAAAATTGCTGCTCCCATTCCATCCAGGTCGTGTGTTCTGTTATCTGTAAGTCGGAAATTAAGCAGGACGGTTGCTTGAGCTTTGATATGATCTCCTGCATCCTTTCTTTTATTTCCCTTGGCGTGTACAGCGTTCCGTTTCTTGCGCACCGTTTTGTATTCTTGAATGACGGCACTGGCCTGGACAGGTTGATCTGATATTGGCGAATCCTTGCGTTCATTTTTTTTTAGCGGACGTTCAAAAATTCCTGGCGAAGTCTCGACATATCCCATCTTCTCCCAGATGATTTTATCCATTACTTAAAAATTCTGTTGCTGAATAATAATTGCTGGTTACCGTATTGTCCGATGGCGTGATGGTTATTAAATCACCCATCGTAATTGTATTGCTTCCGGTAACTCCTTGCGTGCCGAACATTCCAGCCGACCCGGCAGCGCCAGTGAAGCCAGTGTTAAGGCCCGTTATTGCAGCAGTGAGTGGGGAGCGCGTACTCGCCGGTGACCTTTCGCCAAGGTTTAACCTTTCTCTCTGGTTTCGGATGCGGCCTGAACACTGGCGAGTTTTATTAAGCTACGCATCTGTTGATATTCCATCACCGTGACCTCTACAGTGATCCCCTCAATCCATATATAATATTTCCCCCCATGTTCGTAGGTAGAAATGTGTTTGAACTTCTGATCTATTGATACTTGCATATGAAACTTTAAATAATCAAACCTCATAATTCATAAAGAATAATTCAGTCTCATCCTCTGAGTACGGTTTCACCCGAACTGGTTTATAATTTATTTCAGCCTTGTATTTTTCCATTTTATTAATGATGGCCTGGAGCCTGAACTTGCTGCGGTCTGTGACGAAACATTTGCGAAAGCAATGCGCGCATCTGAATATCTCCAAACGTCCCATGTCTTCAATAAGAACCGGCTTCATGCAGCAGTCACTCAGCAACATTATTTTTCGATCACGGCAAGTCCGGCAGCGATAAATGGTTTTAGTTGTTCGTCAATTATCCTGTCGCGCTCAAGGATCATCAGCTCAATTAAGTCGGGTGATTCCATCCAGCAGCGCACCGATGAATCGGTAGAGTCAAAGCATATCTCAACACGGAAGCTCTTCTTTTCAAAGCCAATGAATAGCGGCATCTCCAAGGAGAACTCAGTAGGCATGTTTGTTTTGACTGTCTTGTCAACCATGCTTTTCTTGTTGCCGCGAGTATCCTGGGAGGCTTCTATCTCTGCTTGAATTGTTGCAGTGAAATTATTGAGCAGCGTGACGATTTTGGCATTCTCTTCACGATCTTTAAAGAACACACGGTTGCGCTTGAGCAGCTGAGCCAGTTCTTTTGTGCCAAACAACCGTCCGTCCAGGATATGAATGCTGTCAAGTTCTGGATTGATTCTCAGCCGACCTATAATAGAACCACCTTCTGGGAAGCGTTCATTGAATATATATTCAATGAGTTGAGCGCCACGGGAGAAGAGCACATGGTCTGTGTCTTTGTTACTTCCGCGAACACCCATAAATTGTGCAGGAGCTTTAATAGAAGCATCAATGAGCATCCGGCTTATATCAAATATTTCTTTTGCTGAGCCGTTGCGGATCACCAGCTCTTTTGTATTAGCGGTGACGTTGATTTTTAATTCCTGTTCGCTCATAATCCGCCTCCCTTCACTTGATGCATATCAACAATGCGTGTTTGACGTTCGTGCGGATATAATTTTCGCATGTTCACCAGCTTACCGTCCTGGTCATAGAAGCCCATCATGCCTTCTTCCTGATCTTCGAAAGCATATAGTGTTACTGCGATCTCTTCATGGCCCATTCTCACTTGAGTGAGATTTACCTTCTGATCAAGTTTGATGACCTTGATTTCTTCCTTCAGCGGAGTGACAAGGATTTTAATCTGATCCTCCAGGTCACTGAGCTTGATAGCCTGGTTGGTGACTTTCTCTCTTAGAGAGCCCATCTCCTCATCGCTGTAGAAGCGCTTGAGTTTTGCATCTTCCATATTGACGCAGTTGTCCTGCAGCATCTGGAATCTTTCACCCGGTGTTGAATCCGGGAATAGTTGTGTTGTCATAATGAATTATTTTTGGTCTGATTTAACTTCTGTTCTTGCGCTCTTAAAAAACTCAGTGGCCAATAGCGCATCCAGCACCCCATTGCTATTGCGCTCACCACTGACTAAAACTTCAGGGACTAATTTAATTTTGTTTTTTGCCAAGCTATCAGCAATCTGCATCTGCGCATACGGCAACGCTCCGATAGCTTCAGTTTTCTTTTTCAATACGCTTGCCTCAGCGTCACCAACTTTTTGTGTGACCTCCGCTGCTGCAAATCCTTTCACTTGTGCTGCCTGGGCATCTGCCTTTGCAACGGTGGTTGTCACTGTTGCGTCAGCTTCGGCATTGATTGTTTTGGATTTCGCATCACCACTGGCTGTTTTAATTTTTGCATCAGCAATTTTTTCTGCGATCTCAACGTTACGCTCAGCCTGAACAACCTGAGCTTGCATATTGGCTGAGGCTTCTGCTGCTTCAAAACTTTTACGCTGTACCTGTGCCATCTCCTGGCGTTCGAAGGTGAGCTTCTGCTGTTCTGCGATCTTGCGATCAGTGAGCGTCTTCATTAACTCATCAGGCGGCACGATGTCACCAATGAGCGTATCAACAGCAACCACATCGTATTCCGAAAGCACTTCTTTGATCCTGGCTTTTGCCTCGTCCTGACGGATACTGCGCTCCCTTAAAAAATCAATCACATCTGATTTCTGTGCTGAGTTACGGAAGTAGTTTCCGATGGTAGGCTCCAGCACTTGAGAAACCAGGTTCTGTACGTTTCCAAAACGCGCTATCACTTTTGGTGCTGCCAGGTTTGAGATGTTAATGATCTGCGCCACATCCATGTTGAATGTGAAGCCGTCAGATGATCTCACCTTTATGGTAGAGAGTTTTTCATCCAGCTTGTGTGCTTCACTGCGCGCTGTTGCCCAGTTCAAAACAATGTTTGTTGTTGGAACCGGTGTTACGCTCATGATCGCTGTGTTGATTGCGTATTTTCCTGGATCAAGCGTTTGCTTCCACACACCCTTCTGGCCCCTATCCACAATATTGCCGTGCTTGAATGTTTCACCACTGGTATCAACACCGCTGTCTCCAACATACGAAACCACAACACCGACAAATCCAACAGGGATCATTGTCATGTCAGCTACCTGTACTGTAGCAAACCACGGATTGATAAACCATTTACCGGCAAGAAGTATTTGCTCTTGCAGGCCACGGCTACCGCCGCCTTGAATAAATGCATCTGCGTTTTGAAAGTTGCCATGCTCAGGAATGATCTTGCCTGCAATTTCATCTTTGGCCAGCGGCTTACCATCAAGTATTGTTACAATACCAACTTTATCATTTGGCACTGTAAGGATGCTGCAGATGGTTAGCTTAAAGAGCGCTGTGTTGATTCGGTACAAACCTGGAGTGAGATATGCGCGCTGCACCCCTTTCTGTCCACCGTTATTTAAAAATGTTTCAGCGTCCTGGAACTTATCACACTCAACGGTCTTTGCTGTGATGTGTCCTGGATCAAGAGGATTCCCGTCTTGTGCTTCGATCAGCCCCATTTGTCCCTCTTCGATCACAGTAAATTTTATCTTGTCAACTTTGTACTGCCAGAACCATCTCCAGAAATGTACTCCTGGCGGAAGCATGCGCGCTTGATAGCCGGCCTCGCCTTTAGTTGCGATAATTCTTCCTTCGGGTAAATTTTTGTTCTCCCCGAACAGGACAAACTTTTTTGTGACAATGCCGGTTTCATTCTCTCTGATGAATACAATTCCAAGAATGGATTTGGCAGTCAATAGAAGAAGTAAAATAATCCCAACCCAGATTCCTATAATCAGGGCTGGATGCATTAGTAATAGTAAGATGTGTTGTTTCATTTGTTTTGGTTTTTTGGTATGGTTATTCAACGATATTAATTTCTCCGCTGGCCCAGGCCCTGATCAGCTCTAGCAGTTCGTCACGTTTTTCAACTGGTGACTCAATTAGCTTTTCAACCACACGGCTGAAGCGCTCAGCGAATTCTTCCATCACATCCGGGTCAACAAATTTTTTACAGGCATCAGCAAGTTTGCCTTGTGCGAATAAATAATTGTTCAGGCGCATCTTCATCTCTTTATCTACAGAACCCTTCATTGCAAGGCCCCACTTTTCACATTCTGTAAATAGCACAAGGAACATGAGCATGCGGAAATACATCTGTGATTCTTTTTTTTCAGGGGTCATTTTGTTTCTGTAGGTGGCTTTTTCTTTCTCAGCCGATCAACCAATTCTTGAATCTCAAATGCTAAATCCATCTTATCTGTATAGCCGTTAGCGTGAGGATTTGCATTTAATAATTGCATCACATTGTCAAACATTGTAAGACGAGCTTGCATAAGTTCATTTCGCCCACGCAGATGTTTTATTTCATTGATTGCGCGTTCAAGCATTCTTGGAATTTCAGCACTTTCTTTTTGTTCCTCAGCCAGCTTTCTTGAAATTTCATTCAGCGTACCGCCAGTATATTGATCATCTGTTGTCATTGTAACCCAAGTTTTGATTGTTCTTTTGGATAATAAATTTGCACCTCAAGGTTTTCTGCTGCGAACTGAATGATGTGCTCGATGTAATTCCAGAATGCCTCACGCTCTATTTTTGTTGTCATTTCATTTTCTATGATCTCACCTGAGTCTTCATCAACAGTTACCTTTTCAATGAACCGGTCTTTGAGAAAGTCATGCGTCTGTTCCTTTGATATAGTTGAGAAGAAGTCTTTAATCCAGTCATGTGTTTCATCCAACGATAGCCGCTCACCGGTCTGCTTGAGCCCTTCCTGGATTTTAGGAACCACTTCGCTCCAGTAATAGCTGTTTAATGCAAGGCTTCTTATTTTTTTCTTCCTGCGAACCAACACCTCTACATCGTGTCCACCGAAGAGAATCTTTAAGTCGTCTTTTGTTGGGTAAAATCCAACCAGCTCTCCTTCGACACTTACTTTTGCTGGGAACGAGACGCCATTTTTCATGCTGCCAGTCCTTCCAGCTTGAGCCTGTCTGGGTACTTTAAGTTCTTAGGTTTGTAATCAGGATTTTCTTCATCCCATAAGGCTCTCGTATGTTCATAGAGCCGGAAGGCTTCGTAGTAGTTGCGTTTGAAATCTTTTTCTGTCACCAGCTTCCAGCCTTTGCCCTGGATGCTTTTGCCGTCTTTGGATTCCCCTCTTGTCTGTGCGGCCAGATGAAGGATGGCCGTGCGGTCAATACGCGTGTCTGGAAATTCATGATTCCACACTGTGGCAATCGCTGCTACCTGAAGCTCATGAGTTGGGTGGATGTTCTTGCTTGTTTTGTAATCAACAACCCATCGGTGACCTTCCATTTCAAGCACAACATCAAGGGTATATCCAAGTTTGTAATGATGAGAGATGACCTTGTGTTCGGTAGCTATAATCTTAGGCTGGTATCTGGTAAAGAAATCATTGAAGCGCATGATCATGATCCACTCATATTCAGTGTATTGCTCAACCCCATCTATTGACCAGAATAGCTCAGTGCCCTGGCATAAAGAAAGGATTGCATCATGAACTTTTGTTCCCTGGTTGCCAGCCTCTTCAACGATAACATCTGCATTCATCCCCACGGCTTTCAACCAGTCCTCGAATTGTTTTCCTTTGGGATATACCCCAAGGATGGTAGTGATTGACGGATAATAAATTTTATCATCGTCCGTGTAGAAGCGTTCGTCAGCAAAATTTATTTGCTTTAATGCCGGGTTGTGAAATATTGCGCTCATCAGAGAAGGTACAACGCTGCAACTCCAAATGCTGTCCCGATGGCCAGTGCCATCGCCAGAGCATAGAGTGTTTTTTTCCAGCGCTCCATTTTAGTTGTTGTGATGGTTTACGATTGGATCAGAGGCTTCGTCTCCCCATGCTGTGATGATGATGTAACCCATATCAACCGGATACATGACTATTGGATCGGGGTCTTTAGAAATAACCATCATATTCATCAGCACATGGCCCACAGTTTTTTTGCCCGTGTCAATGAAATCTCCTTTTGGTGCAGCGATCTGGAATGAAGAAGGAGAAAGCTCTGACTCAATATTTGAAATTTGGAAGGCATCGCCAAAAATCTTTTCGCTCAGTTTGCTGTTTGAGGTTCTTCCTATTACAAATGGGTTCTCTTCTTGCCATGTGCGTAAGCGCGCATGGTTCTCTTTCGAACTTGCATGCGAGTAAAGAGTGATCCTGGTAATATGATGTGGTGTAAATATTTTGTCCCTAAAATTATCTCTAAACTCTTCGATCTGCTGCAGATTTTTCTCCGGGACAAAACCGGTAAACTCAGAGATCGCTCCGATAACCAGCTTGTATTTTTTACACAGCTCAGCTGCTTGCTTGTAAGTGATAAATTTGAAGCCAGGAAAATCAACCTTGTACTGATTGCTTGCAGCCACCAGCTGCATCTGATCCGTTAAATTCCACTCCTGAAACATATTTTCTTTTACCTGTTTCACGCTCTTAAAGCCAATGCCCTTTAGTCTGTTGATTTTGTTTTCCGGTGCATTGCGATCCACAAGTTTTTTTACTTGTTCCAATAGCGCATCGGCTGCGTGGTTGAAGCCATCGTGAACGCGCTGAATTTTTTTAGAGTAAGTTTCCATATATAGTTTTAATTAGACAAGATTCATTATTGACTCATAATAAGCGATGTGCTTTTCTTTTGTATCAAGCAATTTCCCATCAATGGTTAGATACATTTTAGATTCATGATCATAATACATATACCGATGTAGCTTTGCGTGATCCCTTCTTGGCAATTCAATTAAATCAACCCAGTGCTCTTCATTATAACTCCAGTGATGTAATTCATTTCCTAAAACAAGAGCCTTCATTTTCCACTGCTTCTTATGCGCAAGCGCCTTTTCTGGATACCGGTCTTTATAACGAGCCATGGCTTGTTTTTTTATCTCAGGAGATGGCTTATGTTTGTTTTTATATTTTAAACGATAATATTTTTCACGCTGCCGCTGCTTCTCTTTCTCATGTAATTCTGGATTTCGCATTAGTTCATATTCTCTTTTACGAACTCTTTCTCTTGTGCAAATTTTACATTCACCTTGCGTTGGATAAAAGTCTGTCTCATCTTTTGGAACTCCACAATCCTTGCACTGTTTCATTTTTATCAGAATGGCAGTCCAGTATCGGGATCAGGTTCATCAACAGAATGCTCCATTTCTGGAATAACCTCAACTTCTTCATCGTGTGTTACAATACCGCCAGCACGTTTTGCATTGGCCAGGTTCACGTCTTCAATGATGTGATCAAAGACAAGCCTGTGTAACCACTCCATGCGCTCGGTATCATCAAGAGCAGTCTTGCCCTGGAACATTACCTCTTGCAGTTCAGGTAATCCTTGCGGGTCTTCTTTTGTAAACCGCCATGGCACCTGCACTTCTTGGGAGTCTTTTATCTGAGAGAGATACAATGCAGACTTCTTTACAAATTCTCCTGCTTCATTTTTTACCTCTTTACTCCATGGAGTAAATTTGATTGGCAGATTGAAGTCAACATTTGGAAGTGAATACAAAAATCCGCGTGCGTTGCCACCACGATAATGCATACTCAGCTGATACACTGCTGAACCATCGGTGATACTCAGTATCCATTCTTTACCGAACTTCCCATCACGGGTTGCGATGTTTGTTAAGTAACCGCTCAATGAGTCATAGCGCAGCTCATAAACCTTGTTACCTTCTTTTGTTGTCCGCTCCAAGGCACCAGGGGTATCCTGTTTTGCGCGGAGAGTAATTTTGCCGTCAACGATGCTGACGTAAGTGCGTGGTGTGTTGTTTTGTAATCCCATAATTTTTTTTTCTCTGTAATCGTCTTCGTCTTGATAATGTGGTTCTTTATATTGGGGCTCATCTCCGGGCCCGTATTTATCGTACATTCTCTTTATGAAACTCTAGCAGATCGCTGTTGGTGTAAAACCTTTCTTTCCCGATTTTACTTGACCTGAGCCCCTTCTGCCGGAAGTTGTACATGGTGCGCTTGGTTACCTTGAGCTGGCGGCAGACATCTTCTTCGGGGAGTAGCGCTTCAGCACTGCGAGAAATAATTTCCTTTACGTTGATGGCAACCAGCTGAGCAATCTGTGATGCGATCTGCTCGGACATTTCCATTGGCAGTACAAGTTTGATGTCGTTCATGCCGGCAAGCCTAATTTTCGATTCAACTTCTTGATTAAATCCTTTCGCCTGGAAAGCTGGGTCTTGCTGTCTTCAGCCATCTCCTGTAGCATGGCCACAGCCTCATTGACAACCTGGGAATTTTCAAACTTCTGTACTGTCACGTAAGAGAAATTTATTCCCTTCTCCTTCAGACGCTCTTGTACCTTCTTTAACCCCCCATATGGGAGAAGGTCTTTTATCTGTTGGGCTCCTAACTGATCAATGTTCATATCTTATAATAATTGGTTTGTACTTGGTATATATTTGCTTTATATTTGCATACGCAGATCGCTGTGTTTTTTTGTACTTGATTATCTCAAATGTAGTACAAAACAGTACAGACAATAGATTGCTGCATCATAGGCGTAGGCCAATGGTATTAACGTGTTAAAAATCAATTAAAAAAAATCGTGTTCATGGTTAGTAATAGAAAACAATTAAGTGATCGCTTTTCTCAAGCACTAAATCACATTTACGTTAGCTTTCCAAATGATAATAAGACACAAATTGCAAAGCATTGCGGAACACAATTAAACGTGCTCCGTGACATCGTTAATGGTGTGAGGAAAATAACTTACGATCAGCTTGGTAAGTTCATTAAACACTACCATCTGAACAAACAATTTTTTTATGCTGAAGAAAATTTCGGCATTCCATTATTCATAACTCCTCCTCCCAAAATTGAAGAAGTCATCCAGGAACCAACGCTGAAACAAGCCATAGGCGCACGTTACAAAGAGATCAGAAATTTTTTAGGTATGACACAATCTGAAATAGCAACAGAGATAGGGGTGACTCAATCACACTGGGCATACATTGAGAGTAGCAAAATCACCGCCAGTGATACCATCAAATCAATCCTGCATATACGCTTTGGCGTCAGCTATGAATACATGATCCAGGGTGATGGGCCAATCAACTTGCAATCGCCAGATAACCCCACCCCAGAAGATGTTCCCTACGGGCTGAGCGATGTACTGAAAACAGTATTTGCGCGCGGCCCGCAGGACGGGCCAAGCAAAAGAAATTCTGAGCACAAAAATGTGCAGGTGATGTATCAGAAATTCGAACTCATTTCCAGATAGAATTATAAAGCAAATTATAAAGCAGAATGCAAAGCTATACTCTTGAAAAAAATGTAGTTGTCAAATTGTTGACAAACGCATTTTGCAATCACGTAAATAGTTTGATAAACAATCAGTTAGCTTGCGTGGGTTCGAGCCCCATCGGCCACCCTTCCTTCTTTATCGTTCTTCGATATTCCTCCAAACGTAATTTTCTGATCAGAATCAAAGAATGCGATTGCCGCATGACCCCGCTTATGACCGTTAAAAGAAACCAAAGCGTACAAATGGTTAACAAATCTGGTCTATGAAAAACCGCCCAAAACCATTTGTTAACCCTGGAGCATAAATTTGTTAACCCTACTCTCAAAATCAATTAAACTTTCATTAATAATTACTCCTATGGCACTACTAAAATTAATCCTCAGCCATCACCAAAAAAGTAATGGCAACCGCGCAATCAGATTGCGTATCACAAAAGGAAAAAGGTTCGGCTTCCTTTCGACCCAGGATGAGATCAATGAAAAGGACTGGGACAAAAAGTTGGGCTGTGCAAAAAAAACATTCCCTTCGTTGAATGTGAAACTCAACCGACTCAAGTCAGAAATCTCTGAAAAAATTTATGAGATGGAGCGAAAGAATCCACAAATCAGCATTCCACAAATCATGGACTCGCTTAACGACAAGACTTCTCCTGATATGATTCAGCGTCTGGCGCAGTACGTGGAGGCTTTTAAGAAGGATAAAATCATCACTTATGAATCCTTCCTTTCCCGAATGCATAACATTCAAAGATTCACCAAAAACCGTCCTGTAATGTTTGAGGAGGTCACCACTCAGTGGCTTGATAAATTACAGGCTTTTATGAAAGAAGAAGAGTATGCACAGAAAACGATTGCCTCTCACCTGTCAATGATCCGTACCATTGTGATCTCAGCGGTGAATGATGGGGTGATCCGTCATGAGCAGAATCCATTTACCAAATACAAAATCATTGCCGGGCGTTCAGCCAAAAAGGAGCCATTGAATGAAGCTGAAGTGCAGAAGATTCGTGCCACGATTCTCTCAGAAAACGTTGACTGGTGGCTGTATCATGCAAAGTGGGCATGGTTGTTTTCAGCTACAACTATCGGATACCGGGTGCGCGACTTATTGACTTTGAAATGGGGGAATATTCATGACTACAAACAGATTTCCATATGGGCTCATAAGACTGGGAAATTCATTAAGATCACACTGCCAGCGGAGCCCCGTGAAATACTCAAGATTTATTCTGGACGTAATGTTTCAGAAGACACCTACGTGTTTCCATTTCTTGACTTTGCGATGCATACATTCCCGGACAGGTCATTTGAAAGATTGATAAAGGACTGCACTAAATGGATGAATCAGGCCCTGGAGCGCCTGGCCAGGTACGCCAAGATTGAAAAGAAGATCAGCAACCACTCAGCACGTAACACTTTTATTAATCGTGCCATTGAGAATGGGGTTCAAGGGTATGATCTGATGATGCTCACCCAGCACAGTGATTTACGTACTCTGGAATTGTACATCAATGACGGATTCCAGAATTCACGCATTGACGAGGTGATGAAAAAGGCGCATAAGGAATAATTAATATATTTGTCTTGTGTATTCGCAGTACACTTTCTGCGCGATCCCATAATCTGCTGCAGACCAAAAAGGCCATCACGAAAGTGGTGGCTTTTTTATTTGTGTTGGTTTATAATTAGTATATATTTGCTCCCGCAATAAATCTTTAATAAGCCATCGGGAACTCAAGAGCCTGGTGGCTTTTTTTATGCGGGTATAATGGGGCTCAAAAGAAAAAAGAAAGAGGAAGAACAAAACAAGTCCGCGAAGAAAATAAGAAGGAGAAAGAAAAAAGAAAAAGTCCCCCCTGGAAAAATTTTATCTCGCTCCTATAATATGCACGATCCAACAAGCGTATGACTTGAAGTATTGTCGCTTGCAGATTGCTGTGACTTGGCCAACCGTAGTTGGAGCGCTTAATGAGGTATCATAAAAAAACAAAAACCTGTCAGGCACAACTCCAACAGGTTTTCATTTTGTATCGCTGCTGCTTTGATGCAGAGCAGCAATGTTTTCACTATATGTTGTGCAAATATAGGTGATTCGATTTGAATCAAAGAACGATGAGGCTAATGTATCCCGGCCATACAATTCATGTGTCTTTCGTACTGATACAATTCGAACAACCTGGCATTGTCAGTTCTTAACTTTCGAATAATCTCCTCAGCCGATTGACGGTCTGATTTTCTGCGATTTTTGCCGATTCTGTTCTTGTGGGCAAACATTTTTGCCATTTTCATCTTATGCGCATGCCAGTGTTCTCTTGTCATTATTAACAGGGGTGCTTTAAAATTACCGTTTACCAAATGCTATATATAATAGTTCCCCTCCAGCGATCACCACGGAGACGCCAAAAACCAGCTGCAGGCTCTTGAGTTTTATCCGGTAGTGATCAACCTGGGATTCAAAGATTCTGGACTCATTGATCTTTGATGAGAGCTGCTTACTCAGGCCCATGATCTTTAATTCGTTGTCGTCATTTGTTTTAAAGCATCCATCCAGCTCACGAACCTTTAAATCCAGAGCGATCTTTGCTTTATTCACCTGGGAGAATAACGAATCATTGTCCTCTGAACATTCCATGAGCACGTCACCAAGTACATTGATTGAACGCACCTCTGACATTGGCGTACAGGCAAAGGTGTCAGTGTCAAGAATTACTTTACTGATTCTTCCTAATACGCTGTCGTAAACTATCAATGGCGTGAGCAAGGGCTGACACTCTGCGTATAGAACTGTCAGCATCAAGCTGCATAATAGCGCTCTGAGCTTTATCATGTTTGGGAACTATTGCTTTACGGTTGTTCAGGCTGAAGATAAAATTTTGCATTGCAACCAGGGATGCAACAGAATCAATGACGTGTTGAATACTGTCCTTCTTTAGTTTTTCATCTGCAAGCTCAACAATTTTTTTTGCAACATTGAATGAATCTGCATATGCCTTGAGAGAATCACCCTGCATGCGGATCATGGTATCATCACGCTTTGGCCCCTTGAATAACACCAGTGCAATAAGCAGGAAGCCGCATATCATAAGCACTCTGTCGGCAGTATTCATTTAGTAAATGAATTGCGAGGTGTATGCAAATGCCATCCCGGTGATAAAACCCATCATGAAAATAATTATCTTCAGTATATTTTCTTCGTTGAATTTCATACTGTTCTGATATTAAGCACGAATAGTTCTCCTCTCATCAGCTCATTGAATTTTTTTACCGTTGCTCCAGAATGTATAACATCAAGTTCTCCATCAGCATTTATGTCTTTGTGAGCATCGCCAAGCGCCAAACATCCGAGAAGGGAATAGTAGAAATTTGCGCTGTGTATACGAATGCCGGCACGCTGCGGAACATTCTGTAATTCGTAAGTAAATACGTCATGGCCGGCTGCAGTGCTTAAACGATTTGATCTTGTCCATGTACACTCATATGGGCCAGCGGGGACGCAGCTTACATTTGATTGATTCCATTTCCATGGCAATTCCAAAACCTTACACACAAATAATTCTTCACCGAATACGGTTGTGAGCGTTCCCAGTGTTTGCTTACTATCAGATAAGCAGCGTTGAAGTAATACTGTTTTCATAGCGATAAAGAAGTGCCGCCACGCCTCTTCGCGCAGCGACACCAAACCATACATGAAACAAACAAAACTCTATTTTTTAACGATCAGGTCTTGCACGCGATCAATGATTCCTGATACACCTACGCCAATCCAGAAAGCTGACTGTTCGGTGATACCTGGATCAATATATTTTACGTCAATGATTAAACACAGTGGTGCAAGGATTAACATCTTGTACCAGTTGTCTTTTATCCAGAAGCCGAATTTGAAATCGCTCAGCTTACGTTTAGATAGATATTCAAAGATGTAGAACACTACCGCTCCCAGGGCCAGAGCCAATAATATTTCAGTTGGAGGAAGGAAACTTGTTAATGCATTCATTTTTTTTATTTTTTAATTGGTTATGTTTTTGAGAATATTTATATAGTATGCAGCCCACTACTATAGCCACCAGAATTCCATCCAGGACAAATAAGTATTTCCCGATGATTGGTATTTCAACTCTAAGGCACATTACTTCTGAAGGCTGGATTGTTCCAGAGATATTTTTCTTTTGTGTCGTTAAGGTCTCGCTGCAGGACGTTTAATGCCAATTTATTTTCATGAAGTTTTTCACGGGTTTCATTTTGGTAATCCGACAGCTTTGTCTCAATACTATTTATGCGAAATAGGATTTCAACGTTAGATGCGCGATCCTGTTCGCTTTCCAGGCTTTGCTCATGCTGGAAGTAGCCAATTAAGGCAACCCCTGCTAACAGGAGTGACCGATAAGTGGTGATTACGCCAATCTTTACTCTTCCTTTTGGCTCGTCCTGGATGTCAATGTTGTCCATTTAAGTTGTCAATTATTATTATATTCTATGCGCAAGCATAGTTGAGCCACCTTTGAGAGCGACAGTGTTGGCAGCATTTTGGGTTCGGACTCTCATTTGAACTGTCCCTGCGGTAGAGCCATTGGTTATTACGCCCCATACCAAACCCCGTCCATCGGTACAGATGACGGTACATATTTGAGCTGGATCAGCATCAGAAGTAGTTATTTGAGATTCCTGTTGCGCCCAATTAGTAGCTGATGATGCGTTACCATCCACCTGAACTAGCATGGTACATCCAGTTGGTAGATTAAGTGATAGTCTTGCTCCATTTGTTGAAGAAGTAGTGATTCTGAATTTGGCGTCAATAATCCATGTTTCGTTAGCGGCAATAGCAAAAGAGAATCCTGTTATATCGGCGTATGAAGTTGATGTTATGCCGCCTTGGTCAGAGGTCATCGCTTTTACAATAATTCCAAGATTTGTTTTTGCAGTTGTGGTGTTATTAAGGTCAGATAAATTATTTGCTATTTGAAGAAAAGTTCCTGCTGTAGCGGCATTAGAAAGGTTGTCAATAAATATTTCTACTGTTCTTATTGAGATAGAACATGATGCTTGTCCCCATGTGGCTGTTAATGTAACCGCCTGTGCCGCTGTAGTATCAATAGTCTGCGTCCCAGTGTTAGGAATATTTACAGAAAGCCCAGTGGTAATCGCTGTAGAAAATTCTCCGTATGCTTGCGCGTCTATTGTACCTGACGCCCCGGAAGTATAAACAGTAAATTGTGCATCACCCCACCATCCTCCATTTGTAACACCTGTTACTGCTGTAATCACTCCTGTAGCCAGATAGGTTGTTCCCCCCAGCTTTACTTTTATATTAATGGTCGGGGCGAGTCCAGAAGTAGTATATACTCCATAAACTTTTATTCTTATAACGCTTCCGGCGATAAGTGAGTTTGCTGGTATTGTATAAGAGGGCTGCGTGAAAGTTGTTTCTACTCCATTGGCTGTAATTGCTGAACTAGCAGAAGTGTTGGAGTAGACCATCGCTACCTGAGATGTGCCCTGAAATCCCTGATTTCCTTGTGATCCCTGGGCTCCAGTGGTGCCTTGCACTCCTTGCGTACCTTGGGTTCCGGTCGTTCCCTGAAAGCCTTGCGTACCTTGAGAGCCAGTAGAACCTGTTGACCCCTGAACGCCTTGGGTACCCTGAAATCCTTGATTTCCCTGGGCTCCAGCAGAACCCTGGGTGCCTTGTGTTCCTTGAAATCCTTGCGTGCCCTGCGCCCCTGTCACTCCTTGTGTCCCTTGGGCTCCTTGCGCACCGGTTGCGCCAGCCTTGGAGATGCTAACAGTAATATATGTTAAGAGTGCATATGGTGGTGTTCCTGTGGTACCAGTGATGTAGGTAACGGCAAGGTCGGTATGGTCTACTGAGTGTGAGGTTCCTGTTACTAAAAAATAATCATGATTTCCAGCCGACCCGTTTTCAAAAAAAGTAAGCACGTCTCCGGCAACCACAGAAGACCATATTCCTAATGCGTTTTGCGCATACCCATCAATATCATTTATTGATATAGATGTTGCTGTTGAAGCGCTTCCAGAATTAAAAGTTAAAAATCCTGCCGCTGGAGAAGAAAAAGCTGTTGCAAATTGATACAGATCAGAAAAGCCACCGCTGGTTCCCTGATCTCCTTGTGGGCCCTGAGCCCCGGTTGAGCCAGAAACACCTTGATCGCCCTGTGGGCCTTGTGCTCCAGTTGTTCCTTGAAACCCCTGATCACCTTGAAATCCTTGATCTCCCTGAGCCCCTTGCGCACCGGTTGAGCCTTGTGTCCCTTGGAAACCTTGTGGGCCTTGAGTTCCCTGATTGCCCTGCGCTCCTTGCGGCCCTTGACTACCCTGCGTTCCCTGAAATCCCTGTGGGCCTTGCGGCCCCGCACTAAGAACATAATATCCTTTTACTCCTGCGCCATTTGTTCCGTAGTAATAATTATTCCCTGGAGCAAGTACATCGCCTGAGAAATGAATTTTTCCATTGAGCGGATCAACAACGATACTGTCTTCTACTCCTGGAATGCCACCAAAAAAAGTAATGTCTGCATAAGCGAACACGCCACTCTGGTGCCAGACCGAGCCATATGGAGTTGCAACTTGGGTATACTGAGTGTGAGTATCTACATCAATGGCCTTGATTCCATAGATAGCAAATACTTGTTTGTCTGGGCTCCCAGTTGTAACAAAATTTTCAGTGCGTGTGGCCATTTCATTACATCAATTTTTCTCCGATAGGATGATACCCATCTTTTAATGCAATCATGTGACACTGGATCACAGCCACGTCAGAGTTTTTCCAAAAATATTCGTTGATACGATTCTTCTGGAACCGTCCACGATACTGCGGCTGTATATACTGACTTATACTTTGGTTTGTGTAATACTCAAATGAGCGCTTGTTAAAAAACTTCACATGAGTAGGGTCGCTGAACGCACCAGAGCCCGTTGTGCTTGGGACTTCAATGAGCAAGAAGCCACCAGGTACTAATACCCGGTATGCTTCATTCATGAAATGAATGGTGTCGCTTAGGTGTTCAAGTAAATGCGATGCGCGGATTACCCCTACGCTGTTGTCCGAAAATTTGTCCCACGGCTGTTGTAAGTCCATAACGACTTCAGCATCGTGAAGATCAACAGAAGTAAAGCCTTCAGGACAATTAAACCTGCCGCCAAGATCAAGAGCAGAGTAATTGTTAAGTCTGCACCAGCGGATGCAAATATCCTGTATGTACTTATCATGAAGCGCATGGGTAAGTTCCTGGATTTTTGCGTTGCGGTTGTCACTGGCGGTTTGACCTGAAGTGTTATCTCCTGTGTGGTAGTAGTAATACAATGGTTCATTGATATGAACCATTGTGCCAAAAATATAAGTTCGGCAGCAAATATCAAAATCATCGGCTACTTCAAGAGTACTGTCATGCCCACCGATCTTGTCATAAAATTCTTTCTTCCACGCACGAATGTGGTTAGGCGCATACCATATGTAACTCAGCGATGCCGGTGATGGATCGTGAGCCAGGGTAACGATCTTACCATCTTCTTCAGTCTTATATCTCCAGCCGTAGTATGCTCCGTATGGCGCGAAGGTTGTGCCGTCAGCTTTGCATTCGTAACAATCAGAATATGCAAAATCACAACCGGTAGCGAACGCTTCAATTAATTTATCTGTACAGTTTGGAGTGAGCGCATCATCATAATCCAGCTCAGCAATAATCTCTGACACGCATTTTGAAACCGCGAACTTTTTTAATCCACCGATATTTCCTTTGCCGCTGTGGTAAAAAAATCTTACCCGCACATCAGCATCTAAAAAGGAAAGGTCTGTATCAATGCCTTCTCCGTTACGCACGATTACCCATTCCCAATCTGGATTATCTTGTGCTAACAAGGAAGCATAGCATCGCTGAATAAATTCTATCGTTGACTTGTGAAAAGGCGTAAAGTAGCTTACCATATATTACGCTACAGTAAATTTGTATCCGGAGAACGTCAGTTGATCGCTGGGGATGTTTGCAACACCTATCACATAGGTAAACATCAGGTCATTGATATTTACAGAAACGGTATTATCTATATTGGCTTGCGATCCAATATAAGAAAACGCAGGGAAGTCCTGAGCAGAAGGCTCTGTGGTAACGCGCCTGAAGGTTACTTCTGAATTATCGAACAACACTCCGCTTAAATTCCCAAAATAAATTTGCGTTGAGTTTTGGTCATCATCAAGAGATTGCAGCGAAGTAAAATTTAATACTACGGCGGTTGGCATTCCCTGAATTGTTTTGCCGGAAAACTGTTCTACGATTGCGGATATGTCCGCTAAGGTTAAATTCATGATTTTATTTTTATGGGTAAACCTGTATTTGGAATAAGTTATTTAAGAGCACATCATCAGCAGAGCCAGCGCCAGCTATATCATAAGTAGCCACACTCACCACGTTGGCACTCACCCAGTCTGCATAAGCAACAAATCCGGTGCCTTGCGCTGAAGATGTTTGAGATATTGAAACAGCAGTTTTGTTTGCTGTAAAGGCACCTGTAAGAGTGGCTGTATAAATGCCAGACCCAACATAAGCCCACACTACGGTTCCCCCCAGTGTGTTTTCTAATACAGTATCAACTGGCGCACCAACGCCTGTTTGTGTAAGTAGCGCAGTGTATGTACCAACACCAAAGATTACATTGGTGTAATTCTGTGTAGCAATTAGAGAGAATCCAGATGGGAATGTACAGCCCGTGAGGATGAAGCCACCGTCAGCAATGACAGCGCCCGCACCAAAAATGCAATTAGATATTGTCCCTTGACAAACAATAAGCGCATTTACATTAAGGGTGTTTGAGGTGAATGTAGCGGTGGGAGCAAGCTGGACAGATGATCCCTGAAGCATGATGTTGTCGCTCAGCGTAGGCACGCCAACACCACCGCCATATGAAACTGCAATGTTTTCTCCAGTCAAAATATTATTGCTGAAGAACTGAATTACTCCAGCCCAGCTTATGCCGTTGCGGATTATATTGCTATGGCAAGATTGGTCTCCCCATGGAAAATTGAAAATTGTATTGGTATTATTTATGTCCCAGATTTCATTTGCGTAATCATCTCTGCGCATGATGATAGAATCGGTAGGCGTATCATCAAGGATGTAAACGATTTCATTGCGCTGGCTATTAACATTGTCAAGGTAAACAGCGGTTTGATCAAATGTGCTTGTGGTGGTTCCCTGAACTAAAATTCTATCTCCTGGGTCAATCGCTTGTGATGAGTCAGTGACGTTATACCATCCTCCAGGAATCACAGTTGATCCTGTTACAAGCGCCTGTGCTGCAGCAACAGTTATATTAATTGGAGTCATACCTACTCCCTGAAATCCTTGTGTTCCCTGAAATCCTTGAGTACCCTGCGTTCCTTGTGCGCCAGTAGAACCTGTTGCGCCTTGTGCTCCTTGTGCTCCCTGCACACCTTGTGTGCCCTGAGTCCCTTGTGCGCCGGTTGCGCCAGTCACTCCTTGTGTGCCCTGCGAGCCTTGGGTTCCTTGCACGCCTTGACTTCCCTGTACACCTTGAGTACCAGTTGCGCCTTGTGTTCCTTGCGATCCGGTTGCGCCTTGCGATCCTTGGAATCCCTGATTTCCCTGAGAACCCTGAACACCCTGGGAACCTTGAACTCCAGCCACACCTTGTGTTCCCTGGAAGCCTTGTGTCCCTTGCGCTCCAGTAGCTCCAGTTATTCCCTGAAACCCTTGAGTACCCTGCACGCCTTGATTGCCCTGGAAGCCGGTAGCTCCTTGAATTCCCTGCAATCCTTGAGCGCCCTGCACACCTTGAAATCCTTGACGGCCCTGAAATCCTTGAGCACCTTGCACCCCCCTTTGCCCCTGCACACCTTGATTTCCCTGGTTGCCCTGGAACCCTTGTGGGCCCTGTGCTCCAGTGGAGCCTTGCGAACCTTGTAGCCCTTGTGCGCCTTGCACACCCTGGGTGCCTTGAAATCCTTGACGGCCCTGGAATCCTTGATTGCCCTGTATGCCTTGGAAACCCTGCGCTCCTTGCGCTCCAGTAGCACCAGTATTTCCTTGTGTTCCCTGTACGCCTTGGTTTCCCTGTAACCCTTGAGCGCCCTGAACACCCTGCGCACCTTGCGTTCCAGCCGATCCCTGCGATCCTTGCAATCCTTGTGACCCCTGAACTCCAGCAGCGCCCTGTACTCCTTGAGTTCCTTGCACGCCTTGATTTCCCTGGAAACCCTGGAAGCCTTGAGCGCCAGGAGTGCCAGCAAAACTCCACAACAGATTTGAAGTTCCCATTGTGATTGAGCCAGCCGTATACATCAACCAGAACTGATTATATAAAGTAGCAGCTGGATCAGAAGCGATTGTATATGTTCCTTGAAAAACTTCTGTATTAGCCTGATCGTAGTCAGTAGTACGAGTCAAGATATATGGAACGGTTGCGCCGTCTCCATCTTGAGTCATATCAAAGATACCATTGCGTGAAGGCGTAACCTCATCTTTTACTAAGATGCGGTCTCCAACCAATGGCGTTATTCCACCTACCACTCCAAGAGCCGCATTTGTATTTCCAGTTAAGGTCGCGCCAACACCTAATACTCCATTGGCATAAGTGTTTGCCGGAAGCGGAGCGGTAGTTATTGTTTGTACCGCAAGCACGCCGCTGGTTGGAAGACTGCCACCCTGAGTGCCCTGGAAACCTTGATTGCCTTGGGTTCCCTGTGTACCCTGAACTCCAGCGGTTCCTTGAACGCCTTGCTGACCTTGCGCACCTTGAATGCCCTGTGATCCCTGCACGCCTTGAGCGCCTTGTGTTCCGGCTGAACCTTGTGTGCCTTGCGCTCCGGCCTGACCTTGTGTGCCCTGGTTTCCTTGAGCGCCGGTTGCACCCTGTGCTCCGGTAGTTCCCTGGAAGCCTTGAGTGCCTTGTATTCCTTGCGCACCCTGTGCGCCTTGTGCGCCAGCAGTTCCTTGAGTTCCTTGCTGACCCTGCGGCCCTTGCGCACCGGTTGTCCCCTGGCTACCCTGAAGACCCTGTGCGCCTTGTGCGCCTTGTGCGCCAGTTACGCCCTGAAATCCCTGATCTCCTTGTGATCCTTGGTCGCCCTGTGAGCCTTGCGAACCTGTTGTACCTTGGGCTCCAGCCAATCCTTGATTACCTTGAGCACCTGTAACACCTTGTGGGCCCTGTAGCCCTTGGGCTCCAGCCGCTCCTTGTGTTCCCTGTGTTCCTTGTGTGCCTTGAGAGCCCTGAACGCCTTGCGATCCTTGCGAACCTTGAGCGCCAGTAGCGCCCTGCGCACCAGCGCCACCTTGAGAGCCTTGTGTTCCATTCACGCCTTGTGGCCCCTGGCTCCCTTGCGTCCCGGCAGAGCCTTGTGTGCCTTGAGTGCCCTGATTCCCCTGTGCGCCCTGTGCGCCATTCACTCCTTGTGAGCCTTGAGCGCCTTGCGGCCCCACACCAGCACTGGCATTATTTATTCTTCTGAGGTCTTCAATGATAGGAGTCAGCTCAGCAAATGAGACTGCTGCTATTGGAATTGTATTTAAGCCTTCGGAATATAAGGTTGAAACAAATGGCATTTGTGTGTGTGATTAATGTGTTACTATTTTAATTTTATCATGCATCAGTGTTATTGTCATCGCAACATCCATTGCATATCTCTCTGAAGTTTTCAATTACATTATTCAACCATGTGTCCATGGCGCTTTGCGTCATACACAAATCAGCAGGAGCAACAAGGCATTGGCCACCAGTTAGAGTTCCTGTTGTTACAGTTGTAAAAGTGGAACCTCCTGTTAAGCGAATAGAAATTGTAAATGTGGAACCACAGTAGGTGTCATCATCTGGGCTTGTCAAACGAAAAACAATTCTGCCATCCGGCGCAACCCAAGACACAGCAGTCCATGTACCTAAATTAATTTGTGTTACCAGCGCCCTGATAGCATCATCTACGGTAGCGTATACGCCAACGAGCGAAACGTTTAATGAACTAAAGCTGCTCAGGATACTGATCGCATCGTATGGGCCAGTGTCATCATTAAAGACAGTCGTTGAAATTGACGGAGCGCCCTCATCTATGATTTCACCAACCGGCGTGTAGCATTTTAAAAACTCACGGATGTTAACCAGGTAACTCAAGTTCGCTTGCTCACAATCGCATACCTCAGTACCAGCGTTGTACTGCTGTACCATTTGGTATGCCTTATCAGCTGCGCAGCAACCAATCTGGACATATAAATTTTCTATATCGGTTCTGGTATACATTAAGTAAGCATTGTTTGAGAAATCAATAGGTGACCGCCCCAGCGAATTGTGTTTCCAACAAGACCGGTAACAAGAAATCTTAATGTTGAACCCGACATACCGATTGATAATGTGGTTCCACCTACGGCACCACCAGAGGCATAATTAGGAGTGTTAGCTATCGTTGTATAGCCGATGGGCGCAGCGGTGCCTCCGTCAAGCCATAATAAATCTCCAATCATTAATGACTGGATTGAAAAATTATTAGAAGCCCAGTTGCCTGTAGCCCCAGAAGTTCCTCCGGTTACTACATCGGCAGCGCCAAATGTTCCCGTTGGATTACTTATGTAAAGTGATGTACCGTTTACAGAAATAACAGTTGCTGTAGCAGCCGAGATTGATCCAGTAACTGTTTCACCAGGGACGAATGTTCCAGCGATACCGCCAAGGATTAGAAATAAAACTGTGTAACGGCCACATCTTCCTTTGACTCTCCATTCAATCATGTCACCGGCAATATTTGGAGGCGTTGCCACAGCCACGCTTCCTGTCACCGTAGCCTGGAATGACCATATGCATTCTCCTGGCATAATGAATGTGCCGCCACCATCTTCGCGTCCAGTCAAAACCGTTGGTGTATTATTGGCAGTTACAACGGCAAGAGAAAAATCTTCTACCTGAAATCTTCCGCTCTTGCTTGCAAAAGACGATGAATGAACACGACCCCCATCAATAGTTGATAGGCCGCCACGACCAGTTAGTAAGCTGTGAATAGCGGTTGATGATCCATCATAACCTATGATGTTACAATTAGTAGTACCAGTTGAGCTGTTGTTTGATCCGCCAACAAATGATTGATCGCCTGTAATTGTATTTAAGTATCCACCGGCAAAAGAACCGTTTGCCGTTCCAGATATTGTGTTCTGTTGTCCGGCTCCAACATTACCGCCACCGCTGCCAGAAACTGTGTTGCCATATCCAATAGCTGAATTAGCAATCACTCCACCACTTACAGCGTTGGCATTTCCAAGCGCCCCAGCTCCAATGACGGCACCATTTATCGTATTTGATTTTCCAAGAGCAACCGATTGCGCAGCTGTTCCAGAAATTGTATTCAGTGCGCCAAGTGTAGTATTTGAAACACCGGTGCTTGAAATAACATTTCCATTTCCTGCTGCTACTGCGCCAACGCTATTAGAAACAGAGTTGCTGAATCCAACGGCAGTTGAGCTATTAGAACCAACAGTATTACTTAAACCGAAAGCATATGCGCCTGTTGCTGCAGCGTTGATTGTATTGCCAAATCCGACTGCTGCATTAAATGTCCCCGATGATGATATTGTGTTGTTGTCACCAACAGCCATTGAGTTGTCGCTGGAAATATTATTTCCGCTACCACTACTCATTGAGTTGTTCCCGGACACAGTAGAGGTTCCGGCCAAAGCAACACTTTCATCGCCTGTTACCGTAGCAAGTGTGCTTGATGGTTTTATATTTTGCACAAAACTTCCTTCTCCTGCAGCCGGAGCAAAAGCTGTTTGCTTGATTACAAACCAATCCTGCCCAGCAACAGCTTCGGCTCCGCCGGCAGAAGCATTTATGGCAATGATTAAATCACATCCATTTAAAAATCCGGTGGTAGGATCGGTGTACGCGAAAACTCTTTTCCCTGGAGTGAGTACCGCAGCGCCACCAACACGTCCTGATTTAATAATACGATAACAAGCAAATTGAACGGCTGCAGGATAATCAGGATCGCCGCTAGCATCTATATCGCCAATGACAATCATTCCACTGGTTCCATTTGAGCCAGTCCACAGATGCCACAGTCCGGCAAAGTCGCTTGCAACCGGACTTGCAATAGCTGTTGTGCTTTTCTTTATAGCAATGTAGCTTTTCGATACATCGCTATTGCTGAATCCAGCTCCAGCGGCGTCATCAGCATAGGCAATATAAATATATGCGCTGGCTCCATCTTGGCCTTGAGTACTTGTAATGGCTCCGCAATTATCACAACAATTTGTGCTCATTGATTTTTTTATTATCCGCAGTTACAATTTGTCCCTGCGCAGATTTGTGTTAAGTGATCTAAAATATCTTGGGCTTTATTGCTCTTGCCACATTCTGTAGCAGCCTTCAGAGCCTGTAGCCAACCGAATGATTCATTGAATGTTTGAAGTGTTTTGTTTTTGCAATCACAGTCACTTGATATTCTTACAGCTCCTGCCATTGTCAATACACAGCATTCAGCCGAACAGAAAATCATTGTGATAGTGGTCACGCTGTATGCCCACACAGTTCCGTCATCACCTGTCACATCATAGGTGATCGTGTATTTGCCTTGAAGTAGTGGCGCGTCAGCACTCAAGCCAAGCATCACATTTGTAATAGTGACAGATGTATTTGAATCACTTGGAAGAGTCGGATACAGTACAGAAGTTGGAATGATTGTGACAGTATTGTCCGGCTGCACGATAGTCAATATTGCAGTGAGCGCCGTAGTGATGTCTACATTAGGCGCTCCCCATCCGCCAGGATTCGTACTTGCATCATAGGTACCGGTGGTTTCTGTGAACTGAAATGTTTGGCAGTTGCCTGTTGAGCAAATGCTAAATTTTAGCGTTAGCGCCATTGATTTTCATGATTAAAAGGGTGGTTGGCCCTGTGAACAAAGAAATATGATAGATTGTCATAAGCGGTACAAATCTTATTACTTTCGGCCAATACTTTTAAACAACCACTACATGAAAGTCACCATTCCACAGTCCCAGCTCATTGACTGGCACTACGAAATCCAGCAAAGCATTATTCCAAGCAAGTCCTTTCGGGACGCCTGTTTGAAGTCAAAAGTTGAATCTTTCTACAATGAGAATAATGAGCGCATCAAAAGCATCATTGAGTTCGGGGAGAAGATGATGAAAGACTATTTTCAATATGAACAGGGGCGCGTGAAATTCCAAGAAGTGGACGGCATTGGCCCTGATGATAAACCACAGAAGCAATCCATGCCATGTCTTCTGCCAGGAAAAACGCTAGAAGAATATCAGCAGAAGATCAATGAGGTGATGGAAACCAAAATTGAAATCATAGCCTGGTAATGATGAATGAATTCATCGAAGCATTCACACTCCCTTTAACTGGCTACAACGGGATGAAGTACATCTCCGGGGTAGATGAAAAGATGCAACTATTTACCAACTACATGATTTATCAAACCTGCTGTGTTATAGAAACAGAGGACGAGAAGTTGGGAATGACAGTAGAGAGGATGTATGATACTCAATCTTACCTGAAGCGTTCTGACATTTCATATGTAGATTTTGGATACAGTGATCGCAAAGACACATATCAAACAACTCTGTTTATGAATAGCGGACTTGAGTTTACTATTGTGTATCCAGATAAAGAATATGGCATTCCTATTAATGCAAAAATAATTTCCTGGTGGCTCAATGACTGATGAACAATTAATCGCACTCAAGAAGCTGGCATCACGTCATGAATGCGCTGGATATGCATATGCATTTATAACCTCTGTTAAAGAGTCTCCATATTATGAAGGATACATAACACTGAAGTCAACTATTGATAAATGGAATCAAGAACTTCAGGACTCACGCATACGCCTGACCAGCGACAAGGATGACAAGGCGTTTGATCGTACACATAAATATTTCAATGAGATAAATGTATTCTATGATAAGTTAGAATATTTCCGGAGCAAACTAACTCCCGATCAGATTGACAAGGCAAATGCCGTGGTAAGGGATATTTTCGAAAGAGCGCTCCAGGAAGCTGATTCAGAAGATGAACAAGAAAATAGCCATTGACGATATTCTGTATGAGCTTCCTGTAGAGCCACCAGACAATGAATGTCTTTTTTTTGATAAGCCACAGAAGCAGCAGATGTGGCACCGGACTCCATTTCCAAAAAACTGGGACATTTTAACCGAGCAACAGCAAGTAAATTATATAAAGGAAGATATTCGTAAAAGAAGAACTGGTGTATGGTTTTTTAATAACGGGAAAAAAATTTACCTCACCGGTGACCATTGGTTTTATCTTCAGTGGTGGTACATCGCCGCTGATACCGATGATGGGTATCCGCAGTTTCGCCAATCCGACCTTTCAGATTTTTACTTCATGGATTATTGTTGGAATGATCCAAACTGTTATGGAGATATGTATCTAACGATGAAGAGAAACGGAAAAACTGAAAAGAGGCTTTCATGGATATATAATCACACATCCATGACTGAAGATTTCCATGCAGGGCTTCAGAGCATAAGTACTAAAGACGCTAAGGACAATTTATTTACTCAGCGTATAGTTCGTTCGTTCCGTCACATGCCACAAGAAATTCTTCCAGTGTATGATGGTAATCGTGATCCGAAATCTGCTTTGATGTTTTTTGAGCCCACTACTCGTAGTAAAAAACTTGGCAAGACACGAAATAGGAAAGCGTTGAATTCATTTATTGATTTTGAAGAGACAAGCGAATCAGGATACCAGGGACGCAGAATGGATATTGTTTATTTGGATGAAGCAGGTTCCATCAAAGACATGGATTTGCAAATGTGGTGGCAAACCCACAAAATGCAAATTTCACTTGGACGTAAGATATGGGGAAAGGCGTCTCTGCCCACTACTCTTGAAAACATGAAGCTCAAAGGAGGCCGCGCATATTTGACGCTATGGGAGCAAAGTGATTTCAATAAGAAGGATGCAAACGGAAGAACTGAATCTGGATTATACCGTCACTTCAATCCAGGATGGATGGGATATGAAGGATTCATTGATGAATACGGAATGGATATGGTCAATGAAGAAGGTGTTCCGTTGGCAAAAATATTTTTGGACAACGCCAGGGCTGGCGCATCAAAAGATAAACTGTCCCAACTCAAACGTCAATTCCCATATACGGTTGAAGAGGCATTTGATATTGTTGCCGGAGATATATTCGAATCAGACGTGCGAGAACTACTTGGCGCATGCAGAAAACTTTTGACCAATAGTGATCTTCCGATCAAACGTGTTCGCCTATATGAGATGCATGGCAACATTGAATACACAGCAAAGAAAGATGACCCGCTGGCTGTATGCGTCTTTGAAGAACCAAAAGCTAACGTGCAGTACTTCGCTGGCTTTGACGGTGCCGGAAGCGATAAAGAAACTGGAGCCGAAAAGGGATCGTCTGTCTCTGTGACCGTTATCAAAGGCGCTGACTCAGGAAGCAACTGCGAGTTCACTCCTGTTGCATACTTTAAGTTTCGTCCCAATAAGATGGAAGATGCATACATGATTACTCTCTTGCTATGCAAGTGGTATGGTAAGTTTGGGAAGCTCAAAATAGGAGGAGAGCGCAACGTTGGCCAGGGCATGGCTGTGATCTCATACTTTATTAACAGGGGTGCCAAAAATTTGTTGATGCGCAAACCAAAAATTGTTGGAGTTACAAATCCTGATGACAGTAAATCAGAATTTTGGTTCTATCGTAATGATGGAGTGAAGGAGCTGCAGCTACTACTAGCCAATCGGTATTTGCGTAAGTACTGTGCAAATATTCCTTTTTTAGAACTGATTGATTCACTCATTGACTATGGCAAAGCCAATGAAGACTTTGCCGATTCATTTTTAGCAGCCCTGTTTACAATGGGTGATTTTGAGAAGCGCACCGTAGCGCCTACCGTGCGTCAGCAGATGCGCTGGGTGAAGATGGGACTGAAGATGGGGCCGAACGGAACAGAAGAAGTTTGGGAGCAGATAAGAGTTTAATTCCTTCTTTCCTTCATGTTGTCTTGAAAAATCGTCTTCTTCAGCTCTTTAATTTGTTCAGGCGTCAAAGGTTCTGATTTAATAATTATTTCAAAAATGTCTCCATCGAAAATACACACATCGCATTGCACGGTATAATTTTTATTGGCAACAAGATCAACTGAAGTAGGAGCCATGTATACAGGCTCCCCGCAATACTTACATTTAAGTTTTATTGACCCAGAAATAACATGCACCGAATCCACTACGCGCCTACAGATGATATTGATTTCTTCTTTCATTTATGTTGAGTAAAAAACTCAAAGAAAAATGCAGCCCATCCTGCAATAGCAATCACAGTCAAAAACATCTCATTGACAAAACGTTTTTCAAGTTTATTTGCCTTCAGTAACAGTCGGCCTTGAGCCTCTTGAATTTCTTTCATCTTAACGAAAGCCTCAGCTGTAACTGCGTCAAGCTGTTCCCTTAATTCTTTTTCAGTTTCCATGCTGCGAAATCTTTTTTAATTGAAGCGCCAACTTCTCAATCTCTTCCTTTACATAGTCAATGGTTTTATAGGTCTGGTATACATGAGAATAATCAAAGCCATATTTTTTATCTATAGGTGATTTATCTCCAGCATGAGCGCAGTCAAATCCAAGCCACCAAACCTGGTCGCTTCTGCCTGGTAGCGGAACATGACAAACGCTCTCTTCTTCTTTTCCATGCGGAGCACAAAGATTGGCAAATGTCAATCCGCCATGAACCTCAACCCCTATTTCATCATATCCTTTTTTAAAATAAGGATGCGTCTCTGGAACTCCAACGTATCCACACAAATGGCCACTATGCGGATGTCGAACTATCAAACAATCAAAATCCGTTTCAACCTGAAGCATCTGAATTTTATCAGCCTCCTTCACCCATGGCCCTGGGCCAAAAAGCTGAGCCTTGTCCAGGTTTTTGTATTCTTTAATGATCTGTAGCATACTGCAAATATAAATCAATTATATCCTTAAATGCAAATCTGTTCAAAACTTGTATCGTTTATAATAGATTATCATACGCGATACAATTAGGTTTGCATGTACTGTGAAAATTTATCGCGTGCGCTTGCTATCCCGCATCAAGAAAGGGTTTGTTCAATATTTTGTTAAGGCATCCAGCAAAGCAGAAGCCATTCGCATAGCACAGCAAAAAAATAAAAAACATGAATAAAAATTCAGTTCATCGTATCCAGCCTGATGAACAGGGACGTGTATATAACCAGCCTGATCCCGCAGCGCCAGAGAGCTTACGGGACGCCAAGTGGTACGTTGACAACATAAAATACTGTTGTTCTTTTTACGATCAGTGGTATACAACGGTAACATCGGGAAATTTCGGTACCTCAGCAAACCTGTCAACACAAGGCAGCAACACCAGCGCTCCATCAGGAATGCAGTTTGGCACACCATATGAAACACCGGTGCGCCAGATGATCCGCATGATGAGCTATTACAACGGGTATCAGCCCAACCTGGATTACAATCACCTGACAAAAAATGTAACCACCACCAACCTGATGCCTTCATGGATCAGGAGCCAGAAGATATATTCCATCATCAATGTAATGAAAGATGTGGTTTCTCAGATGATCGCAAACATTGATTTCGACATGGAGAACTTAACCGATGATGCGCAGAGTGAAAAGAAAATGATGCTGGATAAATTAATGATCCAGTATGAACTAAAAGATCAGCTCCAGGCCCTGGCAGCACAAGGCGCTATCATTGACTCCTCCGATGGAAAGAATTTTGAGATGGCCGATGACATCAAGTACTGGATGGAAGAGGGATATAAAGATCAAGAAGCCGACAATCTCATTCGCATCGCACGTCACCTGTGGCTTTGTTATGGATTGGAAGATAAATATCTACAGGCTTTTATTCATGCGGTAACCGCAGGACGCTGCGGTATAGAACACACTGTTGTGCAGGGTAAGCAGAAATTTAATCTCTGGATGCCTTATGAACTCATTGTTGACATCCGCAAAGACGATGAGTTCAATCGCTATGCGCAATTCGTTGGTACGATTAAGTACTACACTCCCAATCAGATTTTCACCATGTGGCCTGACATGCTTCAATTCAAAGACGAGATTGAAGAAATGGCCAAGGAGTCTTCCATCACAGTGCCGTATAACACGATGAGTAATATGAGCTGGTGGTATTATGGTGGAGCGCAGCAGAGAGGTGTTGCCGCATGCGTGACTGCATACTGGCGTACATATCGTCCGGCACCTCGTATCGAGGAGATCAATGATTACGGCCAGGTGAAACTGCGTAAGGTAAATGGTGATGAGTCCTCAGACCGTGGCATTGAAGACATCTGCCAGGGAACATTAATCGGCAACCGGTTCTTAACCCAGGCCGGATACTGTGACAACGTGGTAGAAGATTTTTATGATAAGAGTAAGATTCGCCTTCCGATCCAGGTGTATCTGCCGAATATGTTAAATGGCGAGGCTCGTTCGGTTACCTCTCGCATGAGTGCTCTCAGTGACGAATATGATGCCATCCGTTTTAAGATGCGTGAAATGATCGGCAAGTCAAAAGGAAAAACTTATTTCATCAAGGGATGGAAGTTTGGCAATAACGCCAACCAAAAAGAAATTGATCATGACCTGGCTACTTTAGGATTCCACGTACTCACTCACAGTGGCGAGGCTGAGACCTGGAACAACGATGAAGGCAATGTAATCGAACAAGTGGATATGACTCTTGATCCGAATGTACTTCGGCTGCAGGAAATATTGAATATCATAAATCAAGAAATGCTGGAAGTAGCCAAGGTTTCGTTGACGTCTCTTGGTAATGACAATGTTCAGAAATATATGGGCATGGGTGTGATGCAAAACGCTGTGCAGCAGGGCAGCGGAAACTCAACCATGTATTCTCAATACATCAACTTCATCCAACACAACATCCAATATGCTACTGATATTGCTAAGTATCTCTATACTGAAGATGAGAGTGATTTCCCGCAAACAATTTTAGGAAAGCGCGGTGTGGAATTCTTAAAGCTCTCAAAGAAGCTACGCTATTCAAATCCTCTTGCTATTGTAAAGGTAGCACCTTTCATTACCTCAGAGCAGCGCATGCGCCTATTGAATATCGCTGACCGCCTGAGCCAGCAGGGTGGTATTGATCTGCCGGATTATATAGATGTTGAATTAGCTACCACGATGCCTGACCTGAAGCGCACGCTGAAATATTCCACTAAGAAAAAGGCAGCAGAGAACGAACACGAACAGGCAATGCTTGCCCAGCTGGATCAGCTATCACAGCAGAATACACAGATGGCCCAGCAGATTCAGGCGCTCATCCGTGAACAGGGACAGAACCAAAGGCAAGCTCAGTCGCTGCAGAACGCTGAGAAATTAAAGACAATGCAGATTGCCTCTGATCACATTCTTAATGCTAAACAATTAGAAAATCAAAAACCAACTGAATAATGCCTAACGGAAGCTACAATAATTCCCTGGACGATGTGCTGTCCAGCTCAACAGCTGAGATTGCCTGGATGAGTAAAAACAAAACCAATCCATCTGGATGGGATTATGTATCGCTGTATTGCAGTGAATCGAAAATGAACAGTGTTGATTTTCCAAACGCTGTTCTGCAGTGCTACTTAAAGAAAATTAAGATTGGTATTGCCTGGAGTTCGCCAGCGCAGGTTGATTCGATCATTGCTTACAACTCACGCCAGATGGATGTGCGCAAGAAAATAAACTTCGCTACCTCTGAGCTGGAAGCAGAGTACGCTAATAATAACTGCACCATTGCTCAGTACCGGCAATGGGTGAAAGACGCATACCCTAAATTTAAAAACGCCAGTATCAAGTCGTTGATTTATGAGGGGTGGAATTATAATTACGACATCTCCGTTCCTTATTCTGATGGATTCCTTTTGCATGCTTACCGCACCACAGCCCAGATGCTAACCACCGATGATATGTGGAACTACATCACCAAAGCCGGCAATGACCGTTTGATTGGCATCACAGCACAGGCCAAAACAATCGGTAAGATCGTTGAAGTGTCACTGCTTACTTCCTGCGAACCATCTTTTGGTTTTGACTTTTACAAGACGCACTCCTGGTCAGCAGCGCTGCCGCTTGTCCAGGACTCATTTAATCGGCTTGCAACACAGGATATGAAAGATTACATCATTCTTGATGGAGCTTTCGTATTCGTAAGCAAATACCAGCATCAGATCAAGCCTTAGCCTGTAACTTTCGCCACTGCTCCAGCTTCTCTGTCACTACTACATGCATCTCCTGCCACCGTGGGAGTGACATGATGTAGTCTGCCATCTGCTCACTGGTTGTTTTCTTAGTGATGTCAAGTGGTGAGAATATCGGATGGTTGGTCATCGCGTTCACTGGATTCTTTTTTGTTGAGCTGATGTGCACCCCATGATATGGCTTACCCTTAATTTTCTTTTTTGATTCAGGTGCGTTGATCACCTTGTTCTCATAATATCCCATCTTTTTTGTCTTGTATGATTTTACGAATTATTGTTATGCACCCCTTGCATGCAGGCAGGCTTGGATTGGCAATTTGATCCATTGTATGCTGATCACCACAGAACATGCACTCAAAAGCCACAGGAGCATGATAAATCGCGTCTCCTACGGTTCCGGTGATACTTACCTCTTTAAATGCTTCGCGGCCAGGATTGCCGTTTAAATATGCTTTATTCATCTTGGTATTGGTTTACGCTTTTCTTCATCCGGAATAACTTTTGGACTCTGTACTGGAGATGGCAGCAGCGGCTGATCATCATCAGGATAATATCTTGGGATTAATTTTTTAATCTTATATGAAAAGTCTGGTGGCAATTTTTTCATCTTCTCAACGATACTTGCAATATTCTCTTCCCACATCTTATATGCAGCTGCAGTGTCCCCGGATTCGATCAGCGACTTGAATTGACGGATCGCTTTTTTATGTTCATCGCCGATGTCCATGCTCTTGAGTTCGTCAAGCAATTTAAACGCTTCAACCTTTTCAGCTGGAGTGTATTTGCTTTCCTTGATACCCATGGTATTAATAAGATCAGTGTATAGTTTTTGATCATGCGGGAACTTTTGCCATTTATCAGGGAAGAGTTCTTTCACCTGGTTCGGCAGCATTGCTGTAGCCGCATCTTTTGCAACATCAGAATATGTAACTTCCTGGCCACGGGCCAAGTCATATTTTGTTACAGCTTCAAGTAGCACTCCAGAGTACGGGGCAATACGATGGTATGCGAACTTTCCAAAATCATTCATCATCTCCCAAATATCAGAAGGCACACTGCGCAGTTGATACTTCTTTTTGTTATGGATTACTGCGAATGGCTCATCGAAATGATAATCATCATCCAGTAATTTATTCAGTATACGAGCCGTTACATACATGCTCACTGCAAGAACAAGTAACGCCCTGCGCTGCTCAGCACCGCGTGGTGTAAGCGCTTGTCCTACAAATCGTATACGAGCTTCCAGGAAATCCGGAGCCAGTGAGACGGCACGAAATAAATCCTGTGTGGTTTTGTTGCGGCCAATAAGATCGTAATTCAGATGGCCGTAAGCGGCATTCATCTGTCTAGCGGTCTTTGCATATATCTGATCTTCTGTGATTTTTCCTTTCTTTAAGTCATCCTTGCTACGCTCCATGTTACGCTCCAAGGCATGCTTGAATGTAGTCATCTTCAGCCGTGGTATGTAATCCTGAAAAAGAAATTCCTGCAGCGGGATAACAGTGCTGTTATAGATAGGTATCTTTTTACCAAGCGATCCACCGCTGAGTCCTTCAGTGAAATTATGAGCTGCGTTATAATCATATAACATCAGCCCATGCTCAATGGCTTTCTTTTGAACAGGATCGTTGAAGTCTATTTTTACAACGCTACCAGGATTAATTGTGTGACCAACAGCGTGTGTTCCTTCCTGTACATAGTGGAAGAAAGGGGAGAGGGAGAAGATTGTTTTCTTAGTAAAGGTTGAGAGGGCCATGAAGTTTCTGCCGGCCCAGTTATTCCTGAATGTTGATTTGCCAAGAATATTATCCAAATGTTTATATATCTCAGGATGCACAACCAGGTCACCTTTAGCAAATACATTAGTCTTATCCGGGCCCTTAGTTGCCCAGTACCAGTTACGGAATGCAGGATGGTTAATGCTTTTGTAATCGTAAATTTCTTCGCCCTTAGTGAATGGATTTACCATCATGGTCTGCGTTGGATTTTGATCACTGGCATCAGTAAGCGATCCTGTTCCACTTTGCGCCACCAGGGGTCTTCCATCACTGGCCTTCCCTTTTGTCATTGACTTTACAAACGCGCGACTATAGATAGCTTTATTGAATGTCTGCGAGTATACGCCAATGATGTCAGCAAAATCTTTACTAACAGCGCGATAACCAGCTTGCTCTAGGTCATAGAATGTATCGAAAGTACGCTTGCGCGCATACTGAAATGAAGTGTTGATCTTCCAGCTGGCAATATCATACTGTAGCTTACCAAGAACGGGGTTGTCTTCTTTCACTCCAATGTGAGTGATGTAATCTTCCAGCATCGTTTGAATCAATCCGTTCTGAAATCCCTGACGGAACATATCGTCAAGATATTTTTTAAGCACTTGAGCTACCTGGATTTCTTGCGGAGTGAGATGCAAGGCTGCTTCATAACCTTTGTGATATTTATCAGTCTTGTTTTTTGATTTATCGCCAGCAACACGAAGCCCCCCTCTCCCAACTCTTGCACGCTCACGCAGCACATCCATATCTCCGCCGGCTTCAATCCAGTTGGAGATTGCCTCACGTTTGATTGGTGATGGAACTTTAGCTTTTGCAGCATCCATCAGCTCTTTTACTTCCCTATCGTTCTTCTGCTTTTGTAAACTGTATTCACCGATTGCTTGATGCAGGTCAGTCCACTTTGGTTCATGAACATATGAATCCCATATCGCTGCAGCGCGTGCAGAAAGTTCGGCGGCTTTGCGTTTCAGCGGATCAACGATCTCAATTTTTTTTGCAAGGTCAATGGCAGCATCAAACTTTTCTTTGAGCGTTTGTTTTTTACTTGTCACTTCATTGATCTGCTCCTCCAGTTTTGCCTCCGGACTTGCAGCCTTGCGTCTGCGCAGCATGTCAGCGACTTCTTTGCGTGGGATGGATTCGTAGTCACTGTAATTCTTGCGCATATACTTATTCACCGCATTGACAATATGCTTCTCATGCATGAAGCCAAGAGATTCAGGAGATGGCTTTTTCTTAATTACATCTTTTATCTTTTCTTTGACAAGTGGTTCATCGAATGTTCCGTGCTCAGCACGCAGATATTCCAATCCTTTTTTTATTGCTTCATGCAATTTCGCGCCTCCTTTAATGGCAGCCTTGATTATTTCAATGGCTGCATTCCAGGTCTTGGCAGCAATACCAAGCACAGCATCGAAGACTTTATTTTTGGTGTCAACTTTTGCCTGGTCGAGTGAATCAAGGATGTCGTCAACCTTACTTTTCGCCTTCTCTTTTTTTGTCTCCTCTTTTTTCTCTTCCTTAACAGGTGCGTAACGTGGTGAAGTGCCGTGTCTATTTTCTGATTGAGAAATGATCACCTTCATTTCATCAACGCCATGCTTTTTGACAATTTCAGAATATCTTTTTTTCACCGCCTTCATGTCTTCGCCTCTAGCTATCTCCATTCCAGTTCTTCCTTCAGTGAGAATGAGGTTCCCGTTTTCATCTTTGTGGGTAAACACATCAATACCTTCATCGTTTTTAAACGGCTCACCATTGACTTGTTCAAAGTCTACATTGCCTACGTTAATAAACCGCTTTTCTGAAGTTGGCACTTCGCTTGTATGAACAACAGCCTTTTCAGATTCAACATTCTCCTCTATTTGCAATTCCTCCAGATGATTTTTAGCTCTGACGGCTTCATTTCTGAAATGATCAATCAGCGGTTTGTTGCCGCTATTTTTTGCTGTGGCAAGATTTTCTTTTGCATCATCATAGAAGCGCTGTGCTTCAGGAATCGTCTTTGTATATAAAACAGAAGTGTCTGGTTTTAACTTTCCAGCTCCAGAACGCCTAACGCCTTCTATCTTTGGAATATGAACCTGGCTTGTAGGAAAATGCTTTTTAATTTGTTCGCTGGCATGCTCAAGGCCATCAAGATTTAATTTGAATGTTCCGTCATCCTTCACATCGAACGTTACAATGCCATCATCGCTCACCTGGTAACCAGCTTTCTTAATTTTTGCTATAGCATCTTTTCTGGACGCTTCATCTTGCATTACTTTTTCAAGCGGATTTTTTGACTTGCCTTTGGCATGACCAATGACTTCACCGACTTGTGACAATAAATTATTCTTCTGTTCTTTCAGCGTTGCTCCATCGGCTTTTTTCTCAGCGCTGACTTTTGCCTTTTTTGCAACCGCCTTAATTTTTTCTGGCGATGGAATAGAAACAGCAGGTGGCTCCACTTTGGATTCGCTCTGGTGTTCAGGCTCACCACCCACTGCAGTATCGGTTACTTTTTCTTTACCTTCTTCTGCACGCTGTACGCTATCGCTACTGCTTGCTTCTTCGGTTTCCCCGCTGACATTTCCGCTTTCACGTTCTGGCTGAACGCTTTCTTGCTGGTTGACTTTTTCAGTGGCATCTTGTTTTGGTTTTTCTGTTGGCTCCGGTTTCACCTGCGGAGTTTCAGGTTTAAGTTCTTTTATTTTGTCATCGAATACTTTCTTTGCCGCATCTGTAGTAGCGCTGGCTTTGGCTTGTTCCATGGTATTAACCATGGCCTGTGTAGCCGCCTGTTCTACATTTGTATTGGTAGCCTCATCCTGTTTTTTTGTGATCTTCTCCTTCACTGCTGCCATTTGTTCTTGTAACATTGGCTGCACCTCCGGTGGAACATTACTCACGTCCTTCTCTAAAGAAGAATGCTCGTCAATTAGCTTCTGAACTGCCGGAGTATTTTTAGGCTGCGTCTGGTCATGCAGATCATTAATATCTTTTGGCGTCCAATTTTTCTTCTGAACGAATTTATCGTAACCGTATTTAGCTTCTCCAAGCACAGCTGCTTGCCATAGAAAATCAACAACCTCCCCGGTATTCTTCACCCATGCCGGTGGCTCTTTGCCAGCATCAGTATATGTCTTTGTCAGCTGATCCTGAAAAAGCGTGAACGCTTTTGCCGCTTCTGGATGACGATTAATGATTTCGTTTGTGGCTACAGTGAATCCCGCCAACGTTGGAACAACTGCGGCCCCGGCAGAAAGCGCTGTAGTTCCTGTAGCAACGATTGTCTGTAATGCAGCTGATGCCAAGCCTTCCTTCTCGTATACTTCCGGAAGAGCCTTAAATCCCTCTATGCCATGCTTGATGCCACCACCAACAGATTCCAGGTAACGATGGAGTGGGGGAACGGCCTTACTCAGGTCTTCCATCTGCACCTGGCCATTGGCGGGATTCCTGCGCGCTGGCTGAGCTGGGATAGCACCGATGGTAACACCGGGAGACTGCCAGCGATCATCACCAATTATTTCATCTACTTCCTTTGGCGTATATTTTTTTAATAGCGCATTATAATAGATGTCGCGATTGCGCGGGTTATCAAAAATAGGATTGCCGCCAAAGATGTCAAGTGTTTTTTTCTTCAGCTGATCCAGCTCTTCTTTACGGTGATCAACTACGCCAGTAACCTTTCCATCCTCTTGGGTGAGGCCATAAGGAGTCTGGTCGCTCTTGATCAACTGGTCTGCAGGAGCGATATTGTCATTCTGATCAACAGTTACTTCAGGAATTTCTGCTGATGGTGATGATGATTCTGTAGCCGAAGATTGAGTACCTGCGCTGCCATCTGAACTTTTTTTTTGTTCTATTGGAACCTCTACCCAGTCTTCAGTATCCTTTGCTACAGGAACCTCAACCCAGTCGTCTTGTTCTTTTTTATTTGCCATCTATAATTTCTTCTGATCCGTCAGAATAAATAATTTTTGTCTTGTTGCGTGATGCACTATACATTCTTTTGGAAACAGATTTTTCAAGCGGAGTCCCTTTCTTATATCCTCCTTCTGCATACTGCTGAGAAGCCTTTTCTGTTTTGAATTCCTTGTACTCCTTATTCTTCAATGCATATTGAACAGCATCCTTTTTACTCAACTCAACCAGCTTACCATCTTTCTCAACTATTGTTGGAGCAGCATAATATTTTCCATCAGCTTCAAAACTCATCATCTTATGAGTGGAGAATGAGCCATCCTTATTTTGAATTTTGAGTTCCGGATTCTGAATGCGTTGTTCAAAATTTGTAGTTGATGATCCTTTTTTTGTGATCTTCTTATTGATTTCATCCAGGCGCTGGTAATCTTCAGGTCTTAATTTGAATCCACCTTCAGCATCTTTGCCGGCAGTGTACGCCTCAACTTTCCCTTTCACATCTTCATATGGAATGAGCTGCGTGCGTGGTGGAATTGTAGCTGGAGATATTTCGCGCGTAGTTACATACTTGCCATCAACAGGAGCGATTGGCTGCGACTGTGTTGTAGTGGGTGCGCTGATGGACGGCTCAGTGATCTTAGCGTAATACTCCATCTTGTCCGTCTTTGGATTGCGGCGGATGGTGACGCCAGTGAACGCTCCTTGAATTTCTCCAGAAAAACTTTTACTTTGCTTTCCGGATTCAGAATTCAATGCATACGGAGCCTTCCATACTTCCTTGAATGAATTCTCGTTTGCTGTCAAATCCTGTACTTCAAATCCGGAGCCCTCTTTCATCACGCCGCCTTCGTTTTGCGCCGTAGGACGAACAGCGAAACGTGAGTTGTTCCACTCATCACCATCCCATCCGTAGTTTTTCTTTTTGCGTTCAGCTGCTGTGGGAGCCGGTATGGTGCGTGCAAGAATCTTTGTTCTGTTACCACCCAAATCTTTGTATTTAGGAAAGAATGATTTTGCAAAAACATCATCTGGATTCTCAGGATCAAAACCTGGATTTTGGCCACTGAGAATATCAGGACGAATATCTTCACGGTGTACAGCCTGTACATCCGGACGTGTATCAAAATATCCTTTGAGTAATGCTTCTTTACTTGGTGTGCTCCATGGTACACCAAGAGCCTGAGAGACATCCTGTGATACCTTCTGCGCCTCAGCTTCTGTTTCGGGAATGCTTTGCACCTCTGCGATGAGTCTTGTGTTCCCCATCTGCTTGAGCTGCATCATCACCGGGAAGTTGGCAGCAGTGGCGTCTTTGAATATCTTCTGTACATCCTGATCAACCTTTACGCCTTTTGGAATCGTGTAGCCGACATTGATAGCTCCGTCTTCGCCACGGTTGATTGTTCCCATTGGATCATTCTGTGCAGCAAGAATATCTTCTTTACTTCCGCTGCGTAACCGGTTATAGAAATCTTGCTGCGGAGCGGTCTGTAATACATTGGCGGCACCAAGTTTTTTTTCTGCATCAGTCCAGTTCTCACTTTGCTTGCGGATAGCGCCAAGCTGTTCGGCTGCATCCCTGAGCGTACTCATGGCTTCGTATTTATAGTTATTGGGATTTTCCTGTGCGCTGTGAACTACCTTGTCCCAGGCTTCATTGGTCACCTTATATGCATCCGGAAGCAGCGCACGATGATACAGCTTAGGATCAATATAAATGTCCTTCTTTGATTTATAAAGAAAGTCATCGTTCTTGTCCTTCTGCGCCTGGGCCGCTTTGTCAGCTGCAGCCTTACGCCTGAGACGTATTTCGTCATTGTGAAGTATGTCCTTTACTCCACCACGAATATCATAACGTCCTTGTAGGCCGATGCCTTCTCCTAAGCTTACGCCCTCTGGGTCTGCCATTTGTTAAAAATATTTTTATTTAAAATCGTATGCATCAATATTTGCATCCCTGTAAATTCCAGGAGAGCTGTAATCTGTTGTCGGTGCTGGGCTGCCGTATGCTGGTAATGTATTTGGAACATAACTTTGCCCCAGGCTCGGATAAGCCTGATTCATGTAGCTCTGCGGTGTACCGCCTGTAGTGCGCGGCATAGTCTGCATGGAATTCCCTGCATTGCGTGCGTCAAAATTCTGATTGTTTGACGCACCATATGCGGCTGCATTACCAAGAGCCATCCCGGAATTCACCATATTCATTTCAGCGTCACTCTTCGCTCTTCCGTATGCCTGTTCAAGCATCACACGATGAGAAATGTCAGCCTGTGTTGCAAGGTTCTGTTGGTGCTGCATTGCTTGCGCCAGCGTGTCGGCATATTTTATATTCTGTCGTTTGAGCCCTGCATCGGCACCGGCAAATTGATTGAGGGCTCCAATGTTATTGCTTTGAATACCACGATTGATAGCTGATGCAAGATTTCCTCCGGCACTGTCAGTGGCACGTTGATAGCTCAGGTTGTTTGCCCTGGTTAAATTATTTTTGAATGCGGCACTCTCAGATGGAGTATAACCATACTTGGCCATTTGCTCAGAACGGTCATATGCGCTTTTTAGTTCTGGGGTAACGGCATAACGAGGGAACTGTTGAGACTCCAGCTTTTTGATTCCTTTTTCTGCCTCTGAATCTTTGTGCGCTGAGTAGGCCAAAGAAGCAATGGCTGTAACGGCAGCGATGGCGGCAACGGGCATATCTTATTGATTTACAGTGTTTAATAATCTTAAATTACTTTTATTTGGGCTCCTCCCGTCTAACCAACTACATAGTGTTCTATTCGCGTATCCGTACAAATCTGCAGCAACGGCAATGGATGGGAATATGGTTTTTGTTTTAATATCAACTACTTTTTTCCTGTTCTTCTCACGCGCACGCGCAGAATATTTTCTACACTCTTCAAGCGAAAGCATTCGCAAATTATTTGTCGGCTTCATTAGCCCAAGACCTATAGCGTGAATTATATTTTCTCTACAGGTCACCCATTCAAGATTTTCTAACCCGAAGTCGGCTTTGATGCCATTGATATGATTTACCTCTGGTTTGTTTTCTGGATTCGGAATGAAAGCAATAGCTAATAAACGGTGTACGGTTCGTGTTCTGGCCCACCTGTGGGTATCCTCAAATAACTGAAAATTCGGATAACCCTTAGTTATTCTTTGCTTTATATAATTCCCAGTTCTCATATTCTGCACCCTCCCATCTTCATAGATGCGGTAATCAGGAAATCCATCAATGATCTTACTCCTCAACTCCATTTTATTATATTTTTTTCTGCAGCCTCTACCTGTGCTGCTGTTGGGTTAATTTCTAAATAACTAATCAAGTCCAGGATAAATATATCAGGATGTGCCTGAATTTTCTCCAGCTGAAATGTAGCTCGATCCGGAAAGTTATACAGTCTGATACAGTCCACATTGGCGTCATAAATCTGTTCTGAGGTAAATCCCGCATATGGTAGGTAGCTGCGGATTTTCTCATAACTCTCTATTGCCTTTTTCCTGTCGCGCTGTACCCAAATCAGCTTTTTAATGAATTCCTTTGGCGTTCTCACCAGCTGGCCACCAAAGAGCTTCACTGCTTTCCCCTTGTACTGGTGATCTTCTATTCCATCCTCGCTGGCGAACTCATAGAACCCGCCTGGATTAAACTGCTTCATGAAATAATGCTGAGGCAGAAACGCAGGAGCTGCCACCAGGATACCGAGTCGGTCAAGGGTCTGCATCAATAACGATGTCCCGGTGCGTGGCGCACCTGTTACTACTATCATGATCTATAGTCTCTTGTTACCGGTGCAAATTTTAATATTACGCTATTCACAACCTGCAGCACTCCTTGTTGGAATGTTATGTCAATTAATGCATACTGTCCCCAGAGCTTACTGGTGTCGTCTTCTGTTGAGCCTGTTCCAGAAGTTAATGTGTCATTCTTGATCCCACACACCCAGTTCCCGTTCATGTCGTCAAAATCGCTGGTAAGCATAAATGTGTGGTGATCCTGTGTTGAGATGTCTATTCGTGTAGGAGCCGGCTTCACGCCAACAAGCAATGCATGCAGCATCTTAACCATATTGTTATCCCCGCTGTAAACAAGGGTCAGGTGGCCATCTTCATTATTCCCATTGTACCACTGGCAGTAGCCACCGATGTTGTGCAGGTAAATTGTGTTTGGCGCTTGCGGATCAGGGCTAAGGAAAACATCTTTATACTTTAAATAAATCGTTGGCTTGAAAGTATAGAAGGTCGTGAATTGATTTTTCTGCTCATTGAAAGCAATGGTGTATTCGTTATAGTAATTATTGTCCGTATGTGGAATGAGCTGCCATTGCGTAGTAGATGTTTGAGGATTGTGGCCTACATTGGTATTCACCAAAGAGATGTATAGCTCACCGGTCTGCTCATATGTGCTGAACACCGTTGGCGCATATGAAACAACGCTGCCAACCGAATATGGTATAACCGAATTCCATTCTGATACATTCTTGTGGCCGCGCATCGTCCAGAGCGCTTCAAAATTCCTGTCATCCCATACTCCAGCAATCCCCTGGCCGCTGGCCGGGTTGTCATGCGTAGATACCCAGCGCAGGTTATTTGCAAAAAAACTTTGCATGCCTTCGATGTCTGCCAGAGATACCGTGCCGTCAAGAGCGATTCTGCATGCTTTTTTTAATTCAGTGTTGATCCAGTAGAACACATCATTGCCTCCTTGACTCTTGCCGCGTATCACGCTCCACTTATGAGTTGTCCCGATGACGCTGATTGTCTGGCCGTCCCTTGTTAATACCGATCCATCACCGATGACAATACTCAGGTTATTGGTAGTTTGTAATTGACCACGGGTATTGAAATACTGGCGCTGTAATTTTCTCACCTGCCATGTGAAAAGCTCACCGTTGAGATTTACGTGATGCATGATTTCTCCAGCACTCAAGTCCAGGTCATGGAAGTTGAGGGGCAGGATCACGCGGTAGTTGTCCTGAACGCTATCTATTGGCTTGAGGTCACTGTAGTAGGCGCGCGTTGACAGATCATTGGTGCGAATGCTGTTCGGGTCAAAAGCGATGTCGCTGTTTATTTGATTACGAATATCATAGCCATGATTGTAAGCCACATCAAAAGCATTTGTTGCAATTCCATTCATCCATTCGATCTCAGAAATTTTTGGGTACTTATATCCTTTGCCAGAATCATTCCTGTTAATCATTTCTGAGTTAACATGATTTTGAGAATAAAACGATAAGCCACCACACAATCCAGACTGGAGCCATGTTGCAGGATCGGCCCCTTGGTTTATTAAATATTCAGTTGTTTGCTTATGTAAGAGCCATGTTTTCTGTGACATTACATCGCCACCCCAAACATCAGTATCAACCAATGCTGTCCTGTTAAATTTTAACGAATGGCCAGTAGGAATATATTTACTATTGGCTATATCACCGAACTTATTATTTTTAGGACGGTAAATTTCAACCATGCGAATGGAAAAATCACTTGAGAATATTGTACCTGATACCAGTGCAGCTGATGAAAGAAAGACCGGGCTGCCTGGCATATCCATAAGTGCCGACTCTTCAATAGAAGGGAAGCCAAGAAATGTCGTGGCAATAGCGTATTTTTTTGAATAAGTAGTATTTGCTATTGTTGTAAATGTCCCAATCGAACCGGTGCCAACGTACATTGACTCATTCAGTGGAATAAAAAACGCTTGCGCACCTGGCCCAAACCCAACAGTACAGCGTCCATTCACCTCACGATAATTATTATAGAACTCTGCATCTGCGCTTAATGCATTGCCTCCAATGCCAACCGCTGTCAACCCGCTGTAATCAATGGTTGGTGGAGCACCAAAATTTACAATCTGATCTCCAGGAATAAATGACCAATCGGATTCACCAAATAACCAGTCAGGAATATAGAGTGATCCTGTCAGAAAATTAAGAGTTGATACACTTCCATTTGGATATGCAGGGTTAAGAGTAGTGGGCGTGCCGACAGGATTATCGAATCGCAATCCTGTTGCTGCAAAATAATCACCCATATTCTTAGTTGGCCCAGCGACAAATGGATCGGTAAGTATGCTTACAGCATTTCTTGTATGAATAGCTGCAGTTACGGTTTGTGTTTGTACCGGCCCTATTCCAAAAGCAGGTGCTTGACTTCCTAATATTGCAATCCCCCTACCCAACACTTCACGGAAATTTGGAATCATCTCAACGCGCTCAATGATGATCTCCTCGACAATGTTTGCAAGTGGTACTCCATCAATAATATAAAACCAGTTGATATTGCTAAACTGGATTCCAAAGTTGTATACCTCAGAGGTGTCATTATTGGTTAAATCCATATTTGGCAGTGAGCCACCAACTACACGTCTATTGTCGCCAAAAGGATTCCCGCGATTGAATGCAGCGCCAGCCTGAATATAATCGTCAAAACGGATGTCGTCAATCCAATAAATCTCAGTATACCCACCGCCTTTTAATTTGAATTTTATTCCATAGCGATATGTCTCATTGAGCATATACCCAACGAATGAATAAACATTGTCGGGCAGCTGATACTCGCCAATTCTTAAATCACCAGCGTATCGAGATAAGATACCATCATGAGTCTTGATAATTAACTTATGTGTCAGGCTTCGCGAAAAATTCGTGAAGTCTTTATCGGCAAGAGTTGTGATGTTTGAAACAATCAACCTGTTATCTATAGCATTGATATTCTTTGCTGTTGCAATGCTTACCGGCTGAAAATTTAATTGACCAGCATCAAGATCGGTGCTTGCTGTTTCGGTTCCTAAATGCTGAATTATCTGCGTGCTCCCACCAAGCAGCAAATCGCGTTTTATAATCTGAGATGTTTGCGTTGTATCTAAATAATTTACTCCTGCAAGCTCTACGTATTTGAACAAGCCAGGGATTATTCCTGAGATTAAAAATTCGTTAATCTTAGAGGTGGTTGTATTTTCGTTATCGCCAAACAAGTTCTCTGCACTTGCGATGTCTGTAAAGACATCTGTTGGAGTATAGACATTAATCGGATTACTCAGATCAGTCCAGGCTGTTGCTGTCAGGCTCTCTGTCAAAAACCGAATTGCGTATCTCCAGTTACCGCTAAGCACAGCCCCTCCGGATTGCAGCTGCTGCGTGAATGTAAAAATTACATTTGTCTGAATAGCGGTAAGCAACGTTTCCTGATTGATTGAACCATACGCATACTGCCCCAAAGGATTTATCGCATGGATTGCTCCATCAGTTATGAACGGCCCTTTATAATAAAATACCCTGGGTGGGTTATAGTCATCGGTAAAATAGCAGCTGGTCAAAAATGCATTGCGCTCCTGGTAAACATCAATCTGTTTTTGGATTCTGAAATTTAATTCCTTGGTTCCAAGCAGGCGCGTGTACGTCCAGAGACCGCTGTTGTTATCTTCAACACCAATGCCTATTTCACCATAACCATTTACGTTGACCGTATACTGAGCATTTGTTAAAACAGAACCGACAATGAATAATGATCCAAGCAAAACAAATGTTGTGGATGATGTGACATTAATAATCCAGTAGCCATTGAGATTGTTTGGAGCCGCAACGCCAGTGACTCCTGAAATGGTAATGGCGCTCAGGTCAGTGAATGAATGCGCATTTGTAGTAGTGATTTCGTATTGTCCACCACTACTAGATACAGATGCGATGTCTGAAAACGTTTGTGGTAGATTAGCCTGAGTAGTGCTATACACAAATAAATCTCCAAGCAGATCATAACTGCCGATCACAACCGGCACCCCTGTCATTGAAGCATCCGTTGCCTCAACCACAACTTCAACCGCGCTTACATCAGTGCCCGTACTTACAACATAATACTCCCATCCAGGAATTGTAGTGACTGAAAAAGAAACATACCCTGTGCTTGATCCTGTTGTCTGCGATCCAACTACAAATGTCTGTGTCGGTGTTACCGCAGCCATAGCCAGATTAAAAGCTGCAACTGCATTTGTAAGCGTTGTGTTTATATCGCTTGCAGTGGTAGTCAGCGATACCGTGGTCATCACATTCTGGTTGCCATCACGTATCTCCCAGGTATAATTCTGTGGCGTTGCAGGAGCCGTCATCTGAATATGGAATAACTTATCGGCTGCAACGACAACGCCTATATCAAATGAATGCCTGTTGCCAAGAACGTTTTGTATTGCTCTGCCGGTATTGCCGAATTGAGAGACGTGACGAATATTTAATCCATGCAGATACTGCTCCTTTTTTTTAAAAGGATAGTCATCATCCTTGTTCATGCCAAGGAGAAAATTTACAGAGTCTAGAAGAAAAGTTAAATACTTTTTAGCCATTTATTTTCCTATGGTAAAAAATTCTTGTCCACAACCATGGCATTCACAATTTCCGCAATCTGACGTTTTGTATTTCGGAAATCATTCTGGAAGGCCACACTACGCAACCATTTTTTTTGTGCCACCCATTCCTGTCGGTAGCCTTCGGAAATGTATTGTGGATACTCACGAAAATTCTGTCGCGTATATCTCCAACACACATAAGCAGTCAAGCCACGCTCCATATCCTGGTACGCTTTTAACAGACCATCCTCCGTAACATTAAATCCAAAATAACTTATTGTACACTCTGTGATCGGAAGCGTAGTGGTGATTGTCTGTGGCCCATTGGTAGTTGAAACTGTTGTAAATAAATCAGAGTGGAAAAAAATTCTTCCATTCTGAATTTCATAAAGTCCTTGTGTATTGAAAATACCGGTGCTGTTAATTATCGGTGCGCAGCCGCACGATGTGAGAAATGGCAGATCAACGTATATCGCAGAAATACAATTAGCTCCATTCCCTCCAAGCGTACATGCAATCATTCTAAAAAATCCACACGGTAATTCAGCCATGTTATCATGAATGGGTAATACTGCTGTGCATTTGGAAAAAATGCTTAACGCATCTACAGACCTGATTCCTTCGTTCAGCCATTTTTCAAAAATTATGTCTGAGTCCGAAACTTCGATTTTTAGTTCAGCCTTCACACTTGAGATCAGCTGCTCATACGATACCTCATGGTAGAAGCCAGGATTTATTTCTTCACTCATTTAATTACTTTTTTAATAATGGTGCTGGTGATCCAAAAGCGGCAGACGGGCGTGTGCTTTCAACTATGCGCGTATCATTCTCAAAAATCATCTTCTGAATGGCTGTGATCCCATCAATACTTAAAGGATAATCGTCAAGCTCCCTGTTGAATGTTGGAATTTGAGTGGGATGTTTAAAGAGCGCCTCAACCAGCGGAGTCTTGACAAACTTTGCTTTACCACGTAACTCAAGCACTCCAGAACTGGCGTCATACAAGGCACTGTAGAATCGTGTTGATGGATTCATGATTGGATGCTTAAAGAATGTGCTCAGCCATGCACGCGATACAATACGCCTGAAGTCATTGGCTTGGCCACCGTTATAGTCGTCACTACCGGCATACCGGATTCCATCGCTGTGCTCATCCAGCTTTACGATGTCAGGCATTTTGAATTTAGCAAAACACCTGTCCTTTGGCTGCAGCGTAATTGAATATTCAGGATAATATTTCTGATAACAGATCGGTGCAATGCGTTTGTCTATTGCATAAATCTGTACAAGCCATACAGCACGGGCTCCGTCAATTAGCTGAAGTATGTATGCATCGTCATATTTGTTATCTGCGGTAACAATATCGCCAGATACAGTACGCTGCACGATGTCTATCAACTCATCCGTTTTCATGTCTGATTAATTATTTTGTGATGCCATGCCCTGCGATTCTTCATAGAGAAGAACGTCACGCGCAGGTTGTGAATAAATTATTGCGGCTACATCAGCTAAATGAAACAAAAACTTTTCGTCATAATAATTTGTGAGATCGAGCGTATCCTCTTGTACATCCACAACAACCGTTGGCCTCTTGTAATAATCCAGCGTGATGCCTTGGCATGTGCGCTCATCAGGATAGAACTTCAGATATTTCTCTGCATTCTCATAGCGCGGCTCAACAACTGTTGGGTTGGCAAGAGGAGAAATTTTTGTGCGTGGGAGCCATGGCTTACACACGTTGTTGTAAACCTTTTCAATAATTCCACCACCTTGATAATTGCCAACGCCTACTGTTGGATTAAGCAAGAGTGGATCGGTGTACAGGGCGAACTGGAAGTCATTGAGGTATTTAAAATAGCGATCCCCGTTAGCATCGGGCTCACCCTGTACTCCGGAAATTTTATTGAGTTGAAAACTTCTGATGTCGGTGCGCTTGTCAATAGTGATGATGATTGGCGTTCCGCCAGTAACGCGGGTTATCGAAGTATTGTATAACACCTGGTAACGCGCACGAACACTGATCATCTGCCAGTAATCAGGGATGCTTTTTTGTGCCGACAGAGAGCCGGAGTTATTAACATAGGTGCCAGTTATTACTGCTGTCAGAGCGAAAATTATTGTGTTTGCATCAGGCGAACTCACTACTTGGTAAGTATTATTCGGAGCTGGAGCAAGGCCAGCAACACTGCTGAGCGTAAAAAAATCGTTGGTGACCAGGTTGTGCGGAAGGGCCGTTGTGATAGTTGCAACCAGGCCCAGGTAAGAAAATGTACTCACCACAAGTGGTGCAGTATACAGCCTGTTATTGTTCAGATTGTAAGGCTTTTGTGACTGTATAATGAAGCCCACATCATCCCTGTATTTTTGTGATCCTATTCCTTTGAAGCGTTCTTCAAAAACAGCAAGAAATGCATCTAGGAATAACTTGTTTGCACGAACAGTACCACCGGTGTAGGTGGTATATGTTTCCTGAACCTTGTTTCGGAAGTAGTCGAAAAGGTATTTCCCTGTGATTGCCGGCATGTAAAAGGCGTTTTCACAAAGTAATATGATGCTTTATCATAAGCAGTACAAAACTGCTGCTATAGAGGGAATACTTTTGAACAGATTTGTAATGTGATATGATATTTGTTTATAATTGCAACATAATCCAAACCCATTTATTATGACTGAAACAAATGAATCGGAAGCCACATTAGCTTCCATGAAGGGAGCATTCGTTGGTTCCCTGGTGCGTAACAACAAAAAGATACGCGAAGACCGGGCGATTGCCATCGCTGAGGACGCCCAGATGATTTATAAGCGAGAGGTGGAAGACCTGGAGCTGAAAATCAAAAAGCTCAAGCGCGAACGCGAATCAATGCTCGACCTGAGCCCTACTACCGCAGACTCCCTTGTGCTGGCGTCTGATTTTAAATCCAAAGAATTTGTCAGCAAAGACATTCAGATTGGAGTTGAACTGCGCAACCTTGAAATCACGTTAGACATTGCAAGATCACGTTATAAACTTTTATTCGAAAGCTAATGGGACACTCAGAATATTCAGTTTCAAGTCGCTCTATGAGAGCAACACAAGACGCATATTTCACTGCACCTGTAGATGAAATATTTAAACAAAATAAAGCACGGAAAATTCATCAAGACATGAATCCTTCCGGAGTTATCTTTCGTGAATGTCGTGATTCTGCAACACATCCAAACGCTATACCAGTACAGCTGTATCTGGATGTAACCGGAAGCATGGGTAGTATTCCTCACTTAATGATTAAAGATGGACTACCCACACTGATGAGTTCATTTCTTCAGAACGGAATTCCTGACGTAGCATTAATGTTTGGTGCTATTGGCGACCATGAATGTGATCTGGCTCCACTTCAAATAGGACAGTTCGAATCAGGAGACGCAGAACTTGATATGTGGTTGACAAGAACATGGCTTGAGGGAAATGGCGGCGGCAATGCTGGAGAAAGCTATTTGCTTGCCTGGTATTTTGCGGGAAATCATATCAAGACCGATGCATTTGAAAAACGTAAGCAAAAAGGATTTGTGTTCACTATTGGTGATGAGCCTTGTCTGCCTTCAATCCCGCTTTCAGCGCTCTCATCAATCATGGGAACTTCGGCTGTGGGCCAGGGAACATATACCCGCGAACAATTACTTTCCTCTGCCAAGGCGCTAAATCATGTATATCACATTCACCTTGACCACAGAAGTGGCCGTGAAGATGTGCATCCTGCATGGAAAGAAATGCTTGGCCAAAATCTTATAATCGTTAAAGATTACACTACAATTCCAAGAGTGATCTCACACATTATTCTGTCAAACCTCCCTTCCAGTGCAGCTCCCGGAAAGGATGAGTCAAAACCAAACATGATTTTATAATTATAAATTATTTTATATACTTGCTTTATGCAAGTCGTTTACAGAATAAGAAATAAAATAACCGAAGATATTTATATTGGCTCTGCTGTTAAATACGATTATAGAATATGGGCTCATTTATCTAGGCTTAGAAAAGGGACTCATCATAGTAAAATACTTCAAAACGCATTTAATAAATATGGTGAGTCCATTTTTGAATTTTCAGTTCTTGAACAGGTGCATGATAAACAAAAGCTGATAGAGCGAGAACAATACTATCTTGATACATTAAAGCCAAAATATAATATATCAAAAAAAGCTGGAAGCCCATTAGGGATAAAGCACAGCCTTCGGTCAAGAATAAATATGAGCCGTTCTCATATAGGGATGTCAAAAGAGGAGCGTGGGCACAAAGTCGAATGCAAATGTTGTATATGTAAGAGGCCAACTGGAATCAAAAGTTATAGATGGATAAAAAGAGAGGAAAGAATTTGTAAATGCGGGTGTAGGAACAAATTTATTTGCACAATTAAATCATCTCAACGTTATATTAATGGGCATAACAAATCTCAGCTTGGAAGAAAAAAAACAATGGAAGAAATAGATAAACAAAAAACTTCAATATTAAAATACTATGTCAGCAAGCGTAATAATCGGGCTCGGATACGGTGATGAAGGCAAGGGACTGGTAACATCTTACCTGTGCTCTCAAAAGCCGAACCCTATTGTTGTCCGCTTCAGTGGTGGGCACCAGGCTGGACATACTGTTGTGAGAGATGGGAAGCGTCATGTATTTTCTTCCTTCGGTGCAGGAACGCTGCAACATGTTCCGACTGTATGGAGCCACTACTGTACTTTTTCTCCAGTAGCTTTTATGAATGAGTGGCACATCTTAAAAAAAATGTTAGATCAAGCGCCACGAATTTATGTGCATGCGTTATGCCCGGTGACCACTCCATATGATATTTATTTCAATAGAGTTGCCGAGGAGAGTGTAAAATCTTTTGGCAGCGTTGGCGTTGGCTTTGGAGCCACACATCAAAGACATGAATCGTTCTTTAAATTGCATGTGCAGGATTTATTTTATGACAACATTCTGCATCAAAAACTTAAACACATTTCTGAATATTACGGATATAAAGAAATCTTCGATGCTGACAATGCATATAGTTTGGGATATTTTGTTGGATGCGTGAGAGAGCTGCGGAAAAAAATTGTTGTGATTAACTCATACGATTTTCTCTCTGGCTACGATCCAGTCTTTGAGGGCTCACAAGGAATAATGCTTGACCAGGATTTTGGCTTCTTCCCTAACGTAACCAGGTCTCATACTACTTCACGTAATGCGCTAAGTATTTATCCTGGCATCAAAGATGTTTATTATGTAACCAGGACATATCAGACACGTCATGGTAAGGGATACATGACCAATGAAGATCAGCCGCCACTGGAGCTGTTGAATAACTTGAATGAAACCAACCGTGAAGATAAGTATCAAGGCAAGTTCCGGATCACCCCACTTGATATTGATCTACTGAATTATGCACTGGAATGTGATTATAATTATTCTTCTATGGCTGGGAAAAATCTTGTTATCACATGCGCTGACCAGACTGATCATGAATTTCCCGTAACTATAAATGGAGTAGTGCAGATGACTACGGCAAAGAAACTTCCGGCACTGATAAAAGCTACTTTCAAAAGAACCTATATATCATATGGTGATTCCAGTGAAGACCTGCAGATAAATATGTCTTACTTCCCCGCTGAAAATAATTTGTCACCTTCCAAATAATTATTTATCATTGCCCCGTGAAACAATTCGCAACTCATCAGCAACCGCGCCCACGCAGTAACCCTGCGGTGCAACTGCTTTGATGTGATGTGAAGAAAGTAACGTCATTTAAAAACGGGCCCCGCAAGAAATTGCGGGGTTTTTTATTTTCGGGGTGTTCCAGCAGATGGCAATACGGGCCTGTTTTGGAAACAGGTGTTCGCAGGTTCGAATCCTGCTACCCCGACTGCTCCTTTGGTGTAACGGTCAGCACATCACATTTTGAATGTGATAGTCAGCGTTCGAATCGCTGGAGGGGTACTACATGGTGTTTGAAGCATTAAGGTGATGCGCCAGACTGTGAATCTGGAGAAGATGGATCGTTACCATCCTAATACCCAATGCCCCCTTCGTTCAGCGGAAGGACATGTGGTTACGAACCATGAGACGGGAGTTCGATTCTCTCAGGGGGTACTATTTTTCCTATATTTAAGATTGCGGATTGCCGCAGCTTTTTTATTTTCAAAATCATTAAATAAATCATCATCCTCATCTCTGCTTCTGATACGAACAGGAATTGGTTTTTTCTTTTTTGGTTTTAATACAGGAGCTTCATCGGCAATTAAAGTATATCCCACTCTTATTGAATTTGGCAAAGCAATTTCACACTCACCGCAGTAAGGAATGCCGGTAATTATTGACCTGCACACATAACACTTAAATTGTGAAACTCTCATAGCGGATCAGGTAGGGCTCGAACCTACTGCCTTCTGGTTAACAGCCAGTCGCTCATCCAGATGAGCTTCTGATCCTTTTGCGGTGCCAACGGAATTCGAATCCGTGATCTCCGGAGTGACAGTCCGGCAACATACGCCAACATGCTGTGGCACCAAATAAAAAACCCTGGACAGTTACGCCCAGGGTTTAGTCAATACTCAGGCGTCCCATCTATGGGTTATCGTCATTGTTATTATTAAATTCTTTCTCTACTTTTTCCATAAGTCTTTTCCAAAAATAATCTTGAAATTTTCTTGATTGCATTTCAAGCCAACGCATCTCATCTTCGTAATATTTAAACGCTGATTGCTTTTTCATTATCTCTAAAAATTCTTCTTCAGTTAATTTTTGCATTCGTAGTTGTGCCGGGATTCAAACCCGGATTATCAGATTAGAAGGCTGAGGTACTATTCTGTTGTACGACACAACTATAGTTGTCCTCCCGCCAGGAATCGAACCTGGTCTCACTGGTTAAAAGCCAGTTGCCTATGCCAATTTGCTACAGGAGGTCTTTATTCTCCTGCGTTTATATACGTCAATCATGTTGCCTCTGCCGGAGTCGAACCGACTACAACCTGCTTGTAACGCAGGTACTCTTCCACATGAGATAAGAGGCAATGTGAAATCACAGTATAATGTGATTTCTTGTGGAGAATGAGGGATTCGAACCCTAACGTTTTGCTTGCAAAGCAAACGGCCTACCATCGGCATCACCCCCAATTATGTACGCAACCCTGGACTTGAACCAGGTCGGCAGAGATATAAGCTCCACGTTCGCACCTGCGGTCGCGCATTTTTCTGAGCAGGTACAGTGAGTCGAACACTGTTTTCCAGATTGGAAGTCTGGCACATCACCACGTATGCTTCACCTGCTTATGTACTCCATGACGGTTACGATCCGTCTTTGCCAGGTTGAAAACCTGATGTCCTAACCAGTAGACGAATGGAGCATAGCTCCTCGTCTTCTATTTTATTTTTCATGTTGGTAATCGTGGGCTTGAACCACGGGCCTCTACATTATCAGTGTAGCGCTCTGACCAGCTGAGCTAATTACCAATTTAATTCGGAGCTGTTTTAGCCGCTAAACTACAGACGGTATTTCTACCGCCCAGCTGGATTCGAACCAGCGTCTTCTCCTGGTTGCGGGGATGGGATTCGAACCCATGGCCTTCAGGTTATGAGCCTGACGAGCTGGCCGGACTGCTCTACCCCACAATATGAGCTGGACTACGGATTCGAACCGCACATCTCCTGATTACAAGTCAGGCGCATCGCCATCAATGCTTGACCAGCTATTAGCAGGTTGTGTAAGAATCGAACTCACTCCTGCGGGTTTGGAATCCGCTCGGCTACCTTAGCCCACAACCTGTAGAAAACAAAAACCCCCGACTTTTAAGATCGGGGGCGCTTGCTAAATTGTTAATATGCAAAAGTCGTTATCCCCCTGATCCGGTATTAATCACAGCTATCGCCATGCCACCATCGGTGCACCACGTTTTCTCTGTATTTCTTACTTTGAACATTGAAGATGTTTTTTCTTTTATTGAACTGCAAATGAAAAAAGAAGTTTCTTTATATGCAAGGATTTTCTAAAATAAATTTTCCACAAGCTGGAAAGCGGCTGCTGTGATCTGTTTTTGGGCCGCAGGTATTTTTTCGCAACGCGCACTTGGGATAGCTTTTTGACATTCTCTTAAAATAGTGATGCTCACACTGGCCGCACTTTTTCCCTTCTGGCCCTGGGCCGTAGGCCTTCAGCAGCGGATTTGTTTTTTTCTTTTTCACTGGCAGCATCTCTCCGGTGATGGTCTCATACATCTCAACCTGTCCCATATCACAAAGTAACAAATTTTTTTTTGTACCGTTATATGAATTAATTACATTTTCCCCATGATCAAAAATTTGTTATGTCTCTCCTTTAGTTATTCGCTCACAACAGCGGGAGGCCATGCATTGCTTGATCATTAGAAAGTCTAAAAAAAGAACGTGCATATGAAAGCCTCCTGGAAACAGGGGGCTTTTTTTATTTCCCGGATTGGTGTAATTGGTAGCCACGCCAGTTTTAGAAACTGGTGCGTAAAGCGTGGGGGTTCGACTCCCTCATCCGGGACAGGCGTGTGATGAAATAGGTAAACATGCAGGTCTTAAAAACCTGTGCTTCGGCTTGTGGGTTCGATTCCCACTACGCCTACAATGTTTAATATAATGTACAAAAGCAGGTGTTTTGTTCAGGATATTAAACATTATGAATTTTGCGGATGAAGCTAACTTGGTAGAAGCGCACGCCTGAAGAGCGTGAGGATTGGTTCGATTCCAAACATTCGCACGGAAAGTAAATCAGCGAGGAGCTGAGATTGCTTGCTAAGCAAATCGTCCCCGAAAGGGGATGGGTTTCGACTACTCTGCTTTCCGCTTTAATAGACTACAAGACCAATCGCATTGGTGCAGGATTGCAAACCCTGAGTAGCTGGTTGGACTCCAGCTGTAGTCTCTTGGAAGGTTTCGAATCAGGTGATTCAACTTGTCTTGAAAACAAGGATGACTACTCACAAGTAGGGGCTTCGATGCTCAACTTTCCGCTATTGGGATAAATGCCGGGGCAGCAAGGACAGACTGTAAATCTGAACCACGTAAGTTCGAGTCTTACTTATCCCACTATTTAAAAAGATCAATGATGTGTTGGGTGCCAACAGGATTCATTGAGTGGACAAACATTATTGGTAATTTTTTTCCTTCGCGCTGATACAATTCCTTTATAAATTTAGCGCAGTCCAATCCTGTCTTGTCTTCTTCTTTGTAATCATCGGCAATAATAATTTTGCCCTGGTCTTCAGTCATGACATAGCCAAGATCATGATCAAAAGAAATGTGGGTAATCTCAATATTATTTTCTTGACAGAGCTGAACCAGTCCAATAAATGAAAAATAATTTCTCACTACGCACCACTTTTCGATATAAAGTAAATTGTCTTTACCAATTCTTCTATACATATAACCAATACAATCAGCTGGCTCCCGCACGTCATCAAGAAATATTTTCATGGTTCAAATATAAAAAAACCGCGCTGGCGTAATCAGCGCGGTTCTTAAACAAAATCTAATATGAAGAACAGGTCGGAAAGGTAGCTATTTAAACTTCACAGTGTACTGCACAGTGAAAGTTCCAACGTTGGTATCGGTATAGCAGTTTGCCGGCACAGTGCAATGAGCGCGAATTTTTATTTGGTCACCGTCTTTGATTCCATAGAATGGAGAACCTGGCGCTAATTGATTTGTAATTGCAATCTCCCACACATCACTGTGAGGAGTGAATTTTCTCTGCCCCTGGCAGGGGACAAGTACGTTTTCGCCTGATGGCATTTTCGTCCACAGCACATCGTACCCTCCGATGCCTCCTGGATAATTAATGGTTACTGTATAGGTGTCTTTTGACGACTTAGCGCTTTTGACATCCGGAGCTGCGCACTGGGCGCTGGCTGTTGCTACTGCAAGCAGCATGATAATAAGGAATGATAATTTTTTCATTTTACTTTTTTTTAAATAAACCACCAGGCCCTTTAATTCCTGGTGGTATCAATATGGAAAACTCGAAAACAAACAATTATTAATTAGTTACTGCAGCGCGTTCTTTTTCCTGCTTCAGCTTGCTGCCTTTTTCAATCTCTTCCATCAGACGCACAACTTTTGCTGAGTGATGGTTGAAGCCCTTGTCAATAAATCCTTCGTCCTTGAGTTGTTTTGCCTGACGCCGAAGATCGGTGATCTCACCATCATTCATTACGCCAAGTTTTCCTTTACTCACCGCCTTATCAAGTATCAGGCTGTTGTCAGCTTCAAGAGAAATATCTTCCTTGTCGTGAACTACTCTTTCAACGAATTCCTTGAACAGCGCATCTTCTTTTTTGAAGTACCCGATCAAATCATCAATGGAATTACCGATTGGTGATTGTCCCAGGTAATAACTCTCAAGACCATTTTTCGGATTGTTCTGAATAACATTCAGCTCGATGGCTTTACGAAGTGTAACACGCATGTCACGATCCGGATGAGAAGACGCATTCATCCACACAGCTAAAAACTTTTCTGTGTTGGCTCCCTGGAAGCACAGGCCGGTAGTGAAATCAGCAAGCAGCATCTTTAACTCACCGTCCAGTTTTCCAACTGGACTCTTGCCAAAGAAATACATCACGTCACGCTTTTCATCAAAGCTCATCTCCTGGATACGGTTGGCGATACGAAGTTTATTGTCGTAGTCAACAAGTCCCTGGATGGTCTGTGCTGTGGTATCAATCAAATTGAACAGCGGATTTTTTGTATTGGCATGACCTACACCGTTAACAACAGTGTTTGGATGCTTACACCAGAACTCTTCATAAGCCTTTTTTAAATCCTTGTTCTGGGTGTCAATGCCCACCTCGTATCCGTCCTTATCAATGAATGTCTCATAGGTAAAGCGGTGTTCCATGCTTGAGAGAACGCCAAAATCAATAGGCTTACTCCAGGCAATGGGAAGAGGGTTGTTGGTGCTCGCGCGCGCCAGATATTCTGAACTTGAAAACTCCTCGATCTTGTTGTCAGATGTGAGAACTTTCATGATGTTCCCTGTTGAATAGCTGCGTGCAAGAGGAGTCTTGTGGATCACCGGCTCAAGCATCCGGATAATAATTTCATGTTTCATTAAATATGGTTTTTTGGTTTATAATAAAAAACATGCATCTTACGGGATGCGATGTTTCTTTTCATTGTTATACCCAGAGCGCTCCAATAGCTGTTTGTACAGCAGAGAAGAACGCAGTCAGGTTAGCTCCGTTGTCCAGCGCATATATTGTATGCGTGTACAGATGCACAGAATCCATAACTCCACCTTGAGTCTCAGTGTAGAAGTTAATCTGAATTTCACCATAAGAAGCCCCTGCAGTTAACAGGGCCGGGTTAACGCCTTGACGTGTCAAGTCGCCAACTGTTCCTCTTGATGCTACTCCGGGAACTGTGTTTACCAGTGTCAGTACTCCACCATTCGGACTCACGTTTGTCATTGAGAACAGCGGGTAACCAGCTGCAGCAATGAAAGTAATAACACCAGCTGCCTGAATGTGCGATGCCAGACGGAAACCAATCGAAGGATCAGTGTAGCCTGTTACGCCCAGGTTCAGGGCAGTTGTTGTTTGAGTGGCAGTTTCACCAGCAGCGATAACAGTGTGGAACACTGTTCCTGCAACTGTGTTTGTCAGCGGTGTCGTTGGAAGACCAAACGCAAATGGAAGCACTGGTGATGTCTCAGGAAGAATCTGCTGCATTTTAAACCCGTAGGTCTGCGCTGCAACAGGAGCCACAACAGTAGAAGTCCACTGAGCTGGCGTTTCAGCAACCGGCAATGCGTGGTAGACGTTATTCAGAATCCAGCGCACGTCAATCGGTGGAGCACCAGTGATACTCATGATCGTACCGGTTACCACAACGTCAGAGCCAGCGGCTGCGGGAGTGATTACGTTATATGAACTATTGATATTCATTGATATTATATATTAAATTGTAATTTAGATTGTAAACTATATTTACGCAGCCGGCTCAAGCCAACCACAACGGTTTGCAATCAGTGAAGGGCCGCTCATATCGAAGATGTGTAACTTCGCGCTCGGAGAATCGTTGGTAGCCAACGTATTTGCTTTTGAGAAGATGTCTGATCCCATTTTCTGACTCATGCCAATTAATCCTGGCTCATATCCGAAAATAGTTGACTGTCCAAGCTCCTGCCAGTACAGTTCCTCAAATGCCGGTAATACACCACCGCCACCTGCTGGCTGGTAATCTGCCAGGTCAATAGCAAAGCATGTGTTCTGACGGATTGTTCCTACAACGCCGACAATAGAAGAGCCGGTTGGGTATGAAGGAATATCATTCAGCACCGGATCAAGGTAAAGGTTGGCATTGATACCTGCGTATGAATACTCCCTTACATCTAATCCTTTCACTGAATTTCCACCGAAGGTGTTTGTATTTCCACCGAACTGAATGTACGGAGCGGTGAAGGACTGAACTCTACGAAGAAGCTCACGGCCCATGCAGATGTTCAGCTTAGTATCTCCACCGGAGATGCTTTGAAGATCAGCAGTTGTTGTCAGCCAGTTCTCCCAATCGTTTTGAGTGAGTGGGTTGGTGTAATTCTGGTAATAGCCACCACGGTACTGATCCATCACAGCCTGACGAACACCCATAGAATAGTTCACTGTTCCCTCAAGTCCGGATTGGAATGTTCCGAATTTTGAGAAGTACCAGTTACGAATCTTACTTTGATTCATACGGTTGTATGCAAACATCTCCTGGCCGTTAGCCCAGAAGCCACCGTCATAGGTTGTGTATGTCTTGAAGAAATCAGCTAAGCGAAGCGTGAGAGATTCACGGTGAGTAGCAACCACGTCAGTCACGTAGAATGGAGTCTCGTACATGCTTTGTGTTGCTGCTGAATCGTAAAAACCAGAGTTGTCCCAGGCTGCAAGAGCATAACCACCTACCGGGAAGGCAGAGGTTACTACTGCATAACCACCGGCTGCGTTGATAGCGCCGTCTGGTTCAAGGGTAATTGTTCCGGGAGCCGAAGCAATTACACGTCCTGCGTTTGAGGAAGGAGTGCCGTCAAGACACACTTGCTTTAAACGGAACAGGTTGTAGTTGGGATCGGTGAAAGTCAGAGTGAGTGTTCCGGTTCCATTCAGGGTGCGTGTTGCGACCTGCGCAATAACACGGCTGATACCCATGATGGGCTTTTGGATGGCACCGCCTGTTCCGGAGACCGGACGCGGCTTGCGTCCTTTAAGATACATAAGCATCTCAAGCAGGTTGTAGCCGTTTGAAATGTCCCATGTAAAAGGTACTTTATCAGGAGAGTTGATAGCGTTCAGAAGTAAATTATTCTGCAAGCCATCTACACTCAACTGGTTGGGTGTCGGTTGTAATGACATTTGTTTTTAAATTTTAATTGAATCCTCAGAACTATTTCCCGTTCTGGATGGGTGTTACAATTCCGCGCTGGCGGATCACATCAGTGATGGACACCTTGCCGTCACCTCCTCCGGAGTTGGCTACGAACTCATTTTTGTCAACGCGAACACGGTCTTTGATGAACTTTTCATATCCGATGTATTCGCCCATTTCTGTGGCGTTACGTAACATCTTCTTGAAAATCTTTTCATTCATGCGCATCTGCTGATGAAAACTGGTAGCCACATCGTAGGAGACTCCATCGGGGCCAACCTGCGTGTTATTCATTACCGATGTCCTTATCGCTTGCTGATCTTCTTTGTCAAGTACATAGCCGTAGTAGCCCTTGTCCGCTGCTTTTTGTATCAGCCGGTCAAGATTGCCCACCGCTTCATTTGCACTCTTACTCTGTAGCTCTGCAATGCGCCTTTGCTCTGCCGGATCGGGAGCTGGCAGCAGGTTTTTTGTCTGCTCGTCAGCGTCTTTCTTCAGCTGTGCACGTATAGGATTGGTCAATAATTTCTGTTTGTGTGTAGGCAGCTCGTTAAACTCTTCCATCGCCTCATTGATCTCTTCATCGGAGAGCGCCTGTTTCTTCAGCTCATTTTTATAGATGTCTGAGCTTAGCATCTTATCATAGTCCGGTACTTCGAACTTTTTTGCAAAGGCGCGTATATCACCGCCATTCTTTACTATCTCCTCCACCGCTGCATACAGCGGGTTGCTCTTTAATGAGCGGTATGCTTTAAGCTCGTCTTCAACTTCTTTTGGAAGTGGCGCAGCCTGTGGCTTCTCTTCTTTTGGTTTTACCTCCGGCTCATCCAGCTCTTTTAAGTAATCGGCAACCTGGCTTTGCTCAAATTTTTTGGGCTCCGTTTTTTCTGGTTTTGTTTCAGGAGCTACTGCCGGCGGTTCCACTACAACTTTTGATTCTGTCTGTACTGGAATTGACTCAAGTTTTTTCTTATCGTCATCAGCTGCCGTAGGTGAGGGTGCTTGAGTTTCTGGTGCCGCTACCGGAATTGGGGTGGCAGAGGATGTGGCAACGGGGCCCGTAACGGGCTCTTTTTCATTTACCACTGTCGCTGTCTTGAGCCGCTGGGCAGACAAACTCCTGCCTATGTTATTCAAGGCGTCAAGAGGTGGGGTGGGGGGTGTTACGTTTGGCGCTGGGGCCACTTCTACTGCCATGTACTGGTTTTTCAGTAAATATGACAGATTATCATATCCAGTACAAAAGCAAAAAAAGACGTGTTATTAACATACATTGTTAATAAGAATTTGTATTGTTTTATAATAAACTATACTTTTGGAGCGATACAGAAAAATAAACCAATTCTAAACTCAATTATTATGTATGATGTAAATCATTTTATCAAGAAGTTTGAAGCGATACCCGAAGAGCTGTGGTGTACCGGAGCATTGCATAGGTATTCTGGGGACACAATTTATTCCTGCGCAATGGGCCACTGCGGAAAAATAACACGCTTCGGAAAACCCCATGAAGCTACCGCATTATCGAGATTATTTAAATTGGAAATTGGCGTCATCCCAGAGTTGGTAAATGACTGGGATATTTCTACAAGATATTGTTCTCTCGAAAATTGCATTAAGGATATTCTGGAAAACCGCACGCCAAAAGCCAGAATACTTGCTGCGCTGTATCTTATCAAAGCCAGACAACAGAAAGCTATACGTACTCCTGAGCTGAGCCAGTCAGTAATTGAAGATTTCCTTGAACCTGTAACAGCATAATACCATGGAATATACAACAGATTATTTTATCAAAAAGTTTGAGGTAATCCATGAGCATCTTTGGGCTACCGGAGCGTACAGTAGATTAGTGTTCCCTCTCACATCTTTAGCAGATAAGCAATACTGCGCCATGGGGTTTTGTGGACAGTATAGTGCCTTTGACTACACGGAAGAGTCAAGAGCGCTTAATTATTTATTTGTAGAATACATAAGCTATACCCCTCAATTAGTAAATGATGGTCGGGCGCATGGATTTCAAATTGGCATAACTCCAAAGCAAAGAATCATGCATGCGCTGTATTATATCAAGGAGAAACAAGAGGGAAATCTTATCGGACAAGTTCCCTATAGCATCACGCGGCAGATTACCGAAGCATTATCATTACAAGAGGCATGAGTGACCTGGAGACAATATTCGAAGAAGTAAAAGAACGCTCAGCTGAGTGGAGACCGAAATTTGTTGATGTGGAAGACGTTCGCACCCTGGCTGACATGATCAACAAGCCGCATGAGGATTATCCAAAACGTGTGGACGCTACTGAGTTTTGCATTCGAAGCATCATCGGGTTTGATGAACATGAAATGGATGAGGGGTTTTTATTTTTATGCCACTCAACAATTATGACTGGACTGGAATCAAGAGGCCGGTACAGAACAAAAGAGGTGCATATCGTTGGCTCCTCACAAATGGTCAATGTTGCCACTGGTGAAATTCTCACCAAGCGTGAAATCGTTTACACTCCACCTAACTACCTACTCATTCCTTACTTAATGAGTCGCATCATGCCAGTTCGTTCTACCGATGACTTAATCCAATGGTATAGGCTATTTCAGTCCATCCATCCATTTGAAGATGGCAACGGCAGAGTAGGAGGAGTGATACTTGGAGTACTGAACTTTTTGAAAACAGGAAAATATTTAGCACCGCTACAATGACACTCATACCATATCTATATCTGGCCGTTCCGCTTGTGTTAACTAACATAGGAGTAATATTTCTTGCCTTTGCCAGCCTTCGTAATTCAAGATCAATTAAGCTGCTGGCTGAATTGAATACTGTACTGGCCAAACGAATTGATAAACTTGAAAATCCAATATGAAAAAACACAAACACAACTGGAATTACAGAGTGCTTGCTTTCCCCGATGCAGCATTCGGTGTCTTCTTTAAAATATGTGAAGTGCATTATACCAATGGCAAACCACTTTCTTACGTTGAGCAAACTACTTTTGGTAGCGATACAAAGATAGGGCTACTGGAGACGCTATCGCTGCTACATGATTGCACACTAAAAGCATACACGGTTAGAGAACCAATTCTGTGGGGTGAAAAAAAATTCCCCAAAGTTTATGAGCCGAAGAAAAAGTTAGTCAAAAAATCAAAACAAAAATAAATATGAAAGGAAAAAGAGTATTGGTACGCGCAGGTAGTGCCGGTGTTCACTTTGGAACACTTGAAAGTTTTAGCGGACAACAAGTTCATTTAAAAAACTCAAGAAGATTATGGAAGTGGGGCGATAAAGCATTGTCGTTACATGAAGTATCAATAGGCCATGGACTCAAATTGTCTGCTTGTCAAATATCTGAACCGGTTGATGAAATTATTATTACCACAGCCATCGAAATTATTCCTATAAGCAAAAGCTGTATTCTGCCTATATGAAATTAGAAAAAATATATTTGCTTAGTAGCTCTGGCTCTGGCTCTGGCTCTGGCTCTGGCTCTGGCTCTGGCTCTGGCTCTGGCTCTGGCTCTGGCTCTGGCTCTGGCTCTGGCTATGGCTATGGCTCTGGCTCTGGCTATGGCTATGGCTCTGGCTCTGGCTCTGGCTCTGGCTCTGGCTCTGGCTATGGCGATTATTTCATTAGGAGATGGAATGAATGGTTTCAGGTTTCTGGCGAAATCGAAAACAGCTTGTGCAATAATATCCCTGAGCATTTATTAAATAAGATCGACAAAGACTTTATACTAAAAATAACAAACCTGGAAAGCCTTCGTGTGCTTCGAGACAAAATTGGTCTGCAAAAATATATTTCATTACTTGGCGCAAAAGTGATTGATGAAAAAACAGATTACCAGGGTAACAAAATGAAGCTCTATGTGTGTGAGGAGATAAAAGAAAAATCATTATTGCTTGAAGTCATCTGCCCTTCAACTCTACACATGTTCCATTTGTATCCGCCAGACCAAACAGTAAAGACGTGTGCTCAAGCAAAAGCATCTACCTTCGGCAATAAGCCAATAGCATACCGTCATGGGGATGTAGCCCTGGTAAAAATAGATTCAAATAATATCACAATACCATTTTTGGAAACTTAAAAATAAATAAAATGACTACAGAAGAAAGAAAAAAAAGAATCCTCGCAGTGGGGGAAAGTAAAAACCACTGTCATGTAATAACAGGTGACATCCAATTTGATTCTCTTGGACGCATCATTGTCTCAGAGGACAGCAACGCGGTATTAAGACATCTGCTTGAAAAAGGCTGGATGGATGGTCGTGAAACATGGACGGGAGAACATCACGACATTGTATTGATACCAGGCATCTATGAGCCAGTATTGCAACAGGTATACGATCCATTAAGTAAAAGAATTGAGCGCGTTCGGGAATAACATTAAAAACAAAAATAAATATGAAAGTGATCAACCTTGCTGACCTCAATTACGCAGAGTACAAAGTTCCGCATGGCCACTCTGGAGCCATGGTGGTAATTGCAAACAAATTATTGGAGATGAAAACTGGCCAGGTTTAAATCTTGACAAAGATGACTGGCCGCTAAAATCACATCCTTCGATGCTAAAATCATACAAGCCGATAAAAGGCGTTATTGAACTGAGAATCCTCACTGGTAAAGATGGACAGCACTGGGCGATTGTTGTTACCAAAGAAAAAAGAAAAAAAATGAGGAGACGAAAAAAGAATCTCCAGCTGGAAAATGACAAATAAACAGAGAAGGAAAATTTATTTGAAGATAGCAAATAATTATGAGTTGTTTCCATATTCGAGGTATGTAGTGTGCTTTCATTTAAGTCACATAGTTGGATTTGTCAATAACTTTAAATTAGTGATGAGGGAGTTTCCGGAATTCAGCTTATTTAGGCCGACAGAAAATTATCCTTTGGAAGACCCATGGTGGAACCTGAACAATGAGGGTTATGAATTACGAATCATGGCGCTGCTGTTTTGCGCTGAAATGTGTAAAGGCAAATGACAAAGCAGCAACGTAAAGCATTATTGAAAGCGGGGGAGCTGATTGCAAGTGAAAAAGAATATTGTATTTGTGAGGCATTGTCTATGCTTACTCCACGAATAGAGCTTAGTTCAATTCCGGAAGCAAAATTAATAAGACCATATAATGTAACATTCTGGTGGGGAGGAATAACTATGGGTGATGACTATTATACTTCGCCATGCCGCAATGACAGATTAATAGGAATAGCCATGATGCTGACAATGCCAAAGGAAATTCTTGAAGGCAAATGCTATAAAAAAAAGAAATAAAAAAATGGGAATACCGCTACATTACCTTCAGCTTGATGCGGACACTTATGTACGCGGTGACTGCATCCCGCTCCTTGAACAAATAATAGTAGCCAAATATCACAAGGTAAAATCAATACCTGAAGAATTACAAAAACTCCGCCAAGACGTATCGAAGTGTGAGGGATTTATCTCTGAAGAAATATTGAATTTGTAACCCAGCGCTCCCTATCAATAATCTCCCAACTCCCATGAAACAAAAAAGCGAAAAAGTTTTGGCTGCCGAAAAATGGGTTGACCAATACGTCTCTAAAAATAAAATTGCACCAACGTATGCTGAACTTGCAAAGGGACTTGGGATTTCACGGACGGCAGCATACAGTAGATGTATAAAATTCAGGAACAAAATGCAAGTAGAAAATCCAGATATAGCAATAGCTATAAAATATATCCGTGTGAAACTTGATATAATGGTTCCAAAAGAAAGATTTGAGGAATTTAGTATTGAGCTATCAAAAATAAATAAATTACTACTCCCATGAGCAACATGAGAAACAGAACTTTAATAAACGCTGCCAAGCAAATTCTTAAAGACCTATTGCGTGAATGCACGCCTGGACAAAATGGGAGAGGCTATTAAATACTGGCAGAAAAAAACTGGACGCAAAAACACGCTACCTGACTTGGGCAATCTTCTAACTTTTCTTTTAAGCGAAATTAAATCTCCATCCAGCCGATGAGACCACTGATAGTTGATCAAGATTTAAAAGACAAGATCGCTAATCTTGTTTCATATGCAGACAGAAATCCGCTTTCAATGGATGACCTGCTGGATATTTATAATAAGCAAATGAAGCCCACAGGAGACATAGGCCCGTACACATTAATACTCCCATTTGGATATAAAATTGTTTACACAATAGATGCGTATCCGGATAAAAAAATCAGGCACTTGTCAATGTCTGTCGATACACCAGGATCATTACCCAACCCGGCCATGGTACAAGAAATAATGAAGCTGATTGGCTTTAAGGGTGGGCTGCTGGAATGCATTGTGCATTTAGAAGACATCGCTATAAACCATCAGGCAATAAATGTTATGGAGGCGATAAAATGAAAAAAGAAGACATCATCCAGGTAAACGAGAATCTACAAGTGGTGATAGACAGAAAAAAAGATGTGTCCATTGGGACACTTGTGATTGATCTGCACACCAAAGAAATTTATTTTTCCAAGGGAAAATTCAAGCAGTCGCCAGATAACACATTGGTGTTTGCCGTTATCCAGTTGAATTTTGCTTCTGCAAAAGAATTCATGTCCTTATATGAATCAATGAAATGAAAAAACAACACCTGCTTCTCCCATGCCCACACTGCAAAAAAGAAGACGCTGTGGTATTCTCACTGAAGGAAACAAAAGATACTTCGTCAGCAAAAGTCTCCAAGTGCTCCTTCTGCGGTTATCAGCCAGGGATGAAAGAACTTAATGACTACTACCTTGGCAAAACTCAATAAATAATTATATTTGTATGATGATTAAATCAAATTTAGGAAAGGCGCTACTGGCTCTGGCTATACTACTGTACATCTGCGCTGTGTACGTATGGGTATTCAACTACGAATATGTCCTGGCCGTAGTCCTTCTATTTTTCATCGGATTTATATTCAATATCATGTCATTGGTGATCAGATGATAGTAATTGAAGTGATTTAGCCGTTTTTCGCAATGTTCCACGTAACACTATAAAGCAATTATAAACCCGCTCGCGCAAGCCAAAAGGATTTCACCATGTCCCCCAAACAGTTTAATATCCTATGCTACCTACTTATATGGTTCTGGCCAGTAGTAATGCTATGGGTAATATCCCCCCCGGCATGCGCAATAGTCCTGTTTTTAACGTATTTCTTCTACAAGATAAACTAAGTATAAAACAACTATAAAGAGAATCAAAAAAACACCAAAAAAAAATTTACCTCTCAAACGGTCAGAAATTTCCCGGAGCCAGACAAAAAATAATTCAGTATATAATTCAAAAAAAAATGACAAAGGAAAACTGGCTTATTGAAATCACCGACCTAGAATATTTCTTTAAAAACAGGGTTCTGCCGACTGAGATCGTCCTTGACAAGACTACCAAAATAACCAATGTTCAAAAAATGGTTACTTCACATATAGAAATAATTACCGCCCAGGCAGGCAATAACCTATATTTGCCATACCTGATGAGATTAGTTAAACTAAAATATACTCTGCAGTCATGAGCAAAGAAAAAAAAGTAACCACGAAAGTAATACCGTATTGGACAGTATTCCTGAGAGTTATGTCGTCATGGCCAGCTATTGCCAAAGCTATGTCGTATGGACACGTTATTGCTAAAGTTGTGTCGTCATGCATAAGGGGGGTTATACCATCATTTTTACAGACGGGCGGTCATTTTTTCATCCCCCCCGCCACCTCTGAAGCCACCCCACCCTCGTTTTTTAATCACAAACGCGATCCGCTCCCGTTCCCGTTGTCGGATGGTTTGCGCCTGCTTTACTCCCGATTAATCCGGTTTGAGTGTTTATACTCTAACCAATCAATACCTTTGCAGTTGATTTACAATAGGTTTACAATATAAAGTACATTCACTTGTCAACTATTTGTCAACACGTTGCCCCTAATGAAGTCAAAAACCCATTTTTTTTGTTTATTTAGATGAATAATGAAGTTAACAAGAC